ACGTCACCAGCTTTCACAACATCCGCATATGAGTATGAGTAGAACCAACCAGGATTTCCCGGCACACAAGGTTGGCCCTCCTTCAGCTTCATCATTCCCCGTACCCGTCCGGCGCCAGTTCGCAAACGCAACCGTCATTGTTGGGCCCCATCCCGCGCGGCCCGGCGCCCACATACAGATTCCAATCATCTCTGCAGTATTGGTTGTGGGCCCTGAACAACACAGAGCTAAGCGGCGCGATAGGCATCATTGGAGAAGTTGCATTGAGACTCGGATGCCCCGGATACAACAATCCATCCATGGCTGTCATCTCACTGAGTTCCGGCTTTTGGCTCGGTCGGACCAAACGGTCCATCACCAAGCGCATAGATCTCGCGCAACTCTTCGCCCATTGAGTACAAAGGCGAATTTGCACCAACGGCGCCGGCGTCAACAGCGTCCTGATCCGAGAGCGCCGGAATGTGCGACGGATTGCCGTCCAGATCTGGTAGCAACGGCAGAATCGGTAGACCAAACTCGGTCTCCCCCTTCAGGTTTCTAGCCATTTTGCAGCTCCCAACTCTAACGACTCAAAACGAGCCCTAAACAACAATTTTACTCGCAAGTACGGAAAGTACGGTACTTCTCCGACTCCCCCGTAAAGGCGTATCTCTCGTACGTATGTACCGCGTATATGCATTTTCAAAGATATACGTAAGACTTAAATATTAACTGTACTAGTGTTAATAGTATACTTATTCCTTATATATTTGCGAATGCATTAGCGAATGCAGAGGACAGAAGTAACAGTTTAGCTGCGTTTTCCAATCCTCCTTAGCTGCAAACCGAACCTTACCATCGTCTGCACCCCATCGATGTACTTCCTTGCTTTGGGGTAATTATTCGCCGTCAGGGCTCGACCAAAGGCCGACAAGGACGCATGCCGTTTGTCTTCTTCGTGGTTCATCTCCAGCCAAGTCACATAGGAGGAATGCAGATCTTCAGTCCGTTCGAAGTATTCGCCGCCGGGCTCGCAACACGCCCGCATCCACGCGTCAAGCAGGCTGAGAGACTCCCTAACTTCGAATGTAGCCTCCACAACTTCCAGCCCTGGGCCCTCCAACCCCTCCGCCTTATACAGGTTCCAACCCTCCACCGCCCAGGCGAGGATTCCGGGCAACTCCGTAGGCGCGCAGAGGCGCGGTTTCAGAGTCGGATCAACCTTCGCGGGATCCAAAGAGACGGCAAACGGAGCCACCTTCAACCGACGCCGGAGCGCCGCGTCGGCGCCCGGTACCGAGGGCGGCTCATTACACATTAGCCACGGCGTAAACGCGGGTACGGCCTCAACGTAGACATTTGAACCCATGCCGCGCGCGGTAAGCCGGTCGCCGCCTGTCATGCGCTTTATTGAGTCAACGTGCAATACCACATCGGGACTAGCCTCAACGGTATACAGGAAACGCTTTGCCAACGCATTCAGCAAATCAACGCGCGGGCCTTCGTCTCGCTTCTCCCGGAACATCTGCAGGTTATAGGTCGCCGCGTACGCGCCCAGCACGTTCGCAAGAACCTCAACGAATGTACTCTTCCCGGACGTAGTCGGACCAATCCCAATGACCATAGACCGGTCAGGGTTCCCGCCCAACAGCGAGGACCCAACCAACTTCTGGACCCACAAGCGGGTTTCCTTGTCCGGCAAGACTTCCCGGAGGAAACGATCCCACAGCGCCGATTTCGCCTTCGGGTCATAGCTCACCGGCGAAGCCAATGTTGCCATATCTTCCAGCCGGCGCGCGCGGAACGTCACCTCATCGTCGCCTAGGATAACAACCCCATTAGCTACGTGTAGATGGTTCCATTCAGCGTCGTACTCTTCCGCGCGCCCGGGCATCCCACCCATAACCCGCGCCACCTTCATCATGGCATCGAGCCTCTGCACATTCCCGGAGGTCTTGACCCAGGACTTGAACGCCTTCAGGCTTTCGGCGTCCTCAATGAACTTAGCTTCCTCCCCCATACGCCGCACAACATTGATGGCCTCGCGCGTCATCATAGCGTTGCCGCGTATACGATCCCACATAGAGGTCTGCTCATCGTACATCACCCAGGATTGCCAAGCATCTACCCAGCGCGCGTACCCGCCCACGGCCCGTTGTAGCCTTTGCGCATTCCCGATATCGTCACGTTCCCAGTCGAAGGTATCGCTCCCAACGGCCGTTCGGCCCGCGCCTTGGGCGGGTTTCGCAGGCGCGTCAGCGAACATATCACAAGGATCGTCCGGCAATGAATCAATGCCGGCTTTGCGTTGTTCCTCGCGGACCTTCCCGACGCCTTTGATAACTGCACGGCGCCATTCACCGGTACCGTCGCGCCGGCCCGCCACGGCCGTGAGGAACACGGCGCCGAGTTGGCGAATCGCCTCTGAGCCGCCGCTGTGCCCCAAGCCGGCGTCACCCAGGATAGCCCAGGCTCCGTTGCGCGCTTGATCATGCGCGCCTCCGTCTTCGCCGGCTTCCCGGACTAGCCTTGAGTACTTCGTCAATGTGGCCGACATAACGTTGCAGATATCGCCTATCCCGTTGTCCTCAAGCCAAAGCTTCGCGCTGTCGTAGTCAATATCACCGGCGTCCCCGCTCCCAGTATATGATTCGCCACCAGTGAGCCCGGCGACCCAAGCGGCCGGCAACATTGGAAGTTCATCGATAGATGGGAACTCAACCTCACCGTTGGTCAACCCAGTACTGGAGCCGTCAGGCTTGATCCAGTAGTACCGCTTGAGCGTTTTGTCATGAATAGACGGAAACACAATTGCATAGCGGTGATACCATTTGATGGTCTCTACGCCCGGCCCGACATCCTTCCACTTCAGCCCTTCCGGGACCACAAAGTAACGGATGCCAGAGCCATCTAGGCGCGAGGTGGAGATCCAGGTGGGCGGAAGCGCTCCCCAACGCTCCTCAGCGGTAGCAAGTGTTTCGGCGCCGGCCTTACCGCCGTACAGATCGACATCAATGCCAATCACGTTAGGCGGCATACGAAGCGCCACGTTCCCGGGTAGGTAGCTCAAGTTGCCGGCGCGCGCGCGTTCCGGTTTACCGCGCCAACGGCCAGATTTGCCTAGCCAACGCCCGACCTGCTCGGCGGTAACGTACGGCGCAGTGCCGCCAGTGGTGTCATCCGGTACGGGCGATTTCTCTTTGTATGGTAACGGGATGGGACTCCAGCCCGCATCAAAGTAATGTTGCGCTGCTAGCGAATACGGCATAGAGCTGGCGTCGGTCACGTAAGGTAGCCTTTCGTACGGGCCGTCGAGGGCCGGAAAGGGGCGTCGGTTAGCGTACCGCTACCGGCGCCCCGGACCGTCTTTCAGGAACAACCACAAACGCCATTGCTAGCTGGAATTTGGAAGCATCGCTGGCACATATCGGCCTTGGTCCGGCCTAGCGGAAGTACCTGGTTAAGCGGCACCCAGTCCGTTCCGTTGATATCCTCGGCGTCGGTTAAATCCCCAAGTGAAGTAGGGGCCGCTACGTCTTCGGGCGCGCCGCAACAATTGACGGCTACAAGCGTGCCTTCGCTCCGGAATAGCCAATCGCCTTTACGATATGAGCGCTGGCAACGGTCGCAATAACCGGCGGCGTCAGCTTGGTGGACTCCCTCCAATTTGCTCAATGGGACGTAGACCTCTTCGGGCTCCTCGAATGCCTTCCATTTGATAGCGCCCCCAGCGCCGCGCGGCGGCTTCGCAGCAGTCTTCTTGGCCGTCATCGATCCACCAAACAAGCTACGGCGTGGAAGTAGCCGGCCCAGAAATGCGCCATCGCCTTTTGCTGTTGAGTCAGTTGCTCCAGCCGCTCTATCGCGGCTTGGTTCTGCATCATCTTGTACTTTGGGCCGCCCGCTTCGAATCGCAGAATCTCGCCTTCGCCCTCCTGGTCATAGATGACGACTTCGCTGGACGAAATCTGAATGAGGAAACGACCCTCAGGTAGTTGCGGCATTACATGTATCCCCTTCGCGTTAGGTGCACGCCTCGGCAGATGATCGTCTCGTATGGGATCGGGTCTTCGTCGGGCGGCACAGGATCGAAACTCCAATGGATGGAGATATCGCCGATTAACCGATTCCAGGTATGCTCCCCGTGCGGTTTGAGTTCGCCGCAATGTTGCTCTATCATGATGTCCAGACCAGTAGCAGCAGGACAACCGCCAGCACTCCAACATATCCGGCGCATTCCGCCAGGCGGACATGCTGTTTATAGTCCAAGCCATTCATAAACTCGGACCAAGCTTCGCGATCCTTGTATACGTTCATAGCCGCCAATCCGACAAGGAACGCAACGAACAACGTCATAGCTAGATGCCGGATCATGACAATTTGCCTCCATGCCGGTGCTCGCGCGTCTCGTTGTACGCCATCTTGTCGGCGACGGCCGCCGCGATATCGATCTTGTGGTAAGCGCAGACGTCCAGGATGCGAATGATGGCGTCCGCCAGCTCGGTCGGGATGCCTTCGGGCTGGAGATGTTTAGTAAGGTTTGGCATTGCGCGAAGGAGAAGAGGCGTCATCTCCAGCCATTCATCCTCGGATGCGTCGAAATCGTAGTTGTAGTTGCGAACGTATAGCCGGCCGTTGATTTCCTTAAACTGCTGCATCAACGCAGCCGGCGCTTGCTTGATCTTCCAGTACGTCTCGGTGTACCCTCGGCCAGCGCGCCATTCTTCTTGCGCCTCTGCGAGTTCGGTGACGGCATTCATCATCATGCCGTCAAAGCCGCGTACCCGCTCCGGGTCATAGAATCCCGCACGGATGTTGCGGTCGTGGATGAGCGCCGCCAGAGCATTCAGCGCTTCCAAATGGTACTTGTTCATCTCAGTCCTTTCAGGACATAGCGTTTGACAGCGCTATCTTGCGCCGCCTTGCGAATGTGAGCGCGTGGCGGACTGCATCACGCGCATGAGGTTGACCGGCCGTAAGCGAGAGGAGTCCCCAAGCTAGCAATCTTTCATCGGTGACCATACTCATGGCTAGGCCTGGCTGCTGGAGTTGGAGCTCGCGCGGCTTCCAATCCTCCCCCTCTTCTACGTCCCAGGCCCGTACGCCGCCGCGCTCCAGCCACCACTTAAGCGGCTCCATGATTCGCACCGGATCCAACAGTTCGCGTCCCCCGCGCATTTGGCGCAATACGAAGTCCTCGCTTACCACCTCCGCGTCTGGCCAAGCATCAACCAAATCAACCAGCTTATCTATCTGGTGCCCGATCGTACCTCCGATTTGGCCGGCCGACCATCTCGCTACGTTCTCCAATATGCGGTAGTCGTTGGAGTACATGGCTACCTTATGGATCTGTAGCACGCACCAGCCTGTAGTACCACCCGGATCCAGGCCGATGCAAGTCCACATACCAATCCCACTCCTTCCGTCAAATGGGCGCAAAGGGGGCAGGGGTAACTCCCCTGCCTCCAAAGCAACATAAGTATCTTGCACGCTTATGCCTCTCGTGCTAGCGCTGGCCGCCGTTCGAGAATGCGTCCTCAAACTCTACGAATTCCCGCCAAAGCGGCCGGATGAGGAATGCTACGAGGAATATGAGCGTGCTCAGGCTGAAGTATTGGATGAGGCTGATTCCGGTTCCCCCAACGACGGTTGCGAACCATCCGACGACCCAGGCTCCGATGGCTTTGAATCCGATGGCCCAGAAACTCCTGTTGACGAATCGGTGGCCGGTGCATCCTGGACAATGGCGGTGGGAGCGGATGGCGCGGGAATCGGGTCGCTCCGGTAGCCGGCCTGCATCAGGCCAATGTTGTGCGTAGCTTGGAGCCCCAATAGCGCTCTCTCCACCGCGCGGATGATCACCTTCCGCTCCTCGGCTAGGTTCTGGCCGGGCGTTGTCCCCGTCACCACCAACGTGAACCTCCGGGTATTCGGCGGTGGGTCCAAGTTCACGTCCAGCGCCTCCGCTTGCGCCGCTAGGCCATCCTCCAATTGCTCCAGCGTCCGTTCGTCCGGAGAGGTCGGCGAGGGCTTCATATTGGTGGCTGCCGGTTTCTTGGTACGAGTGTTCGCGAACCCAGATTGCTTGGTCGCCGCCCGTCGTCGTGATGACACGTTCACCATCCTCATTGTAGGTAATGTAGAGTTCGTCGGTCGCATCCCAAGTCATGCCGTCCGATCCTTTTGGGCGCGGCCGGATTACAGGGTATCCCGGTTCGGGCTCCGCAAGGGCTAACTCGCCCTCTCGATCATGCATCCTATAACCTCCATTGCCAGGGCCAAGTGCAGTATTCCTAATAGGACGATCAGGAAGCTAGCGCACCAGACTACTAAGAACCTCCATCCTTGGTCCCAAGGCGAGTAGCTTTCGGACGGCTCGGGGATTGGTTGTAGCCGGCCATCTTCAGGAGATCTGGACGAAGACCAGAGTCCAAGCGCCGCGCGTGTTGCCCACCTTGACCATCTTGACTTCATTGAGGTGAACAATGGTACTCCCGACCAGCTTCTGGTTCGGATTGCCGGAGCAACCGTTGATGTCCTCCATGAAGTTGGCGCCGCTTTCGCCATCGCCCTTGACGAACTCGGCGATCCCGCACCAGGCGCTGAATGAGTAGTCCACACGGTACGTTCCGGTCAAGATAGCGCCAACAGGCTTGACCGCGTTGCCGGTCCCCTTGACGGTAAAGGTATTCGGCGCCGGTGGAGGAGCTACCGCCGTAGACTTGGGCGGGTCAGTATTCGGGACTCCGGTCTTCGCGGTAGCCGCCAAGGGCTCCTGGGGTTGAGACTGGCCGGCGATAGCTGCACCAACCGTACAGAGGGTGATTGCCCCCAGAAGCACCAGGATGATCACGTGCCAGGTCTTGAGCTTCCGCTTCGGCGGCTGGGGCGCGCCATATTCGTACGTCATTGCTTTTCTCCTTCATCAGTTGTAGTAATGCGATAGCCTCGATAGCCGGCTTTGAAGGCCGCGATGACGGCCTCCGCGAACTCTTCTGGATCTTTTGGAGCTGGATTGATGCGGAGCGCGCGCGCTATCAACCAGATGGCTTTCTCTGCACGGGCGGCGGCGTCAACTCGCTCCGCCATCTTCCCGGCCCATTCCAGTAGGCGCGCGCGCTCCTGGCCGGCTTCCCACACCATCCGGCCGAGGTTGATGTCCTCGCCGTCGAAGAAAACCTCTTTGGTCTTCTCCTCCGGAATCCCCATGATTGCGCCGATCAATCGAACTAGGTCCTGAACGTAGTTGTCGATCATAGCGCGGTGTTGCACAGCGTTGTAGGCGCATTCGTAATGAGTCCAGGCCTTCATATACGCAAGCGCTTGCCGATCGCTGTCACGGACGATTTCGTCGTCCACCGCGTACGGCTCGTGTAGGGCTAGTTCGCGCTCCGCTTCCAGCGTAGCGTCGTGATCCTCCTTGGTCGTACCGGCGGCCAAACGCGCCGCGCGTTGCGAGATGTAGTAGGCGGCTTCGTCCGGCGGCATAGGATTGGGACGCGAGACTTCCGCCTGATCGCCTAACGGCATATGACCGTACCCGTTGGTTTCCCATTCACCGAGAGGTTCGCCGTCCGGGCCGATGGCACGAATGTGAGCGGTCATGATGCTCCGATCCTTAACTTTGGTGATGCAACGAAGACACGGTTGTTTTCCTTGGCCCAAGGGAAGTTGCAAGCCAGTTCGACGTTCTCCCATCCCTGGAAGGTGCACTTGCGGCCGCCCGTTCCGGCGCAGGCTTCGCAGTCCCACCAAGGCATATCTGGCGTCTTGGGAAACGGCCCAGCTTGTACCTTTCCAGTCCCATCACAGGCGGTGCAGGGCTTGCCGGACTTCTCGCAGCTGATCTTGATGAAGGGTTCGAGTTCGGGGCATTGCGCCACTAGCGCGGTTCGCATAGCCCGCATGCATTCCACCATCTCCCGGAGGAACATTGAGCAGCCACGGTAGGCGTAGACGGCCATGAATTCGCGAACGGTGTATTCGCATTGAATGTAGTTGACCGTGCCTTCCGGTAGGATGTAACGTGCATCCTCATACGGCACGCCGGCGTCGCAAGCCGCGCGGTAAGCGTTCCAAGCCTCCAGATATGCGGCGCTCCAAGCGATCCGGACTTCCTCGGGCGCCCTCCAAATTGTCTCCGGCATCCGCGCTTCAGGCCGGTCCCCGTACCAAGTTGACCGCTGGCTCTGCTGGTGAAAACCTGCGCGGCGGCTGCGAACTAGCTGATGCGTCAGAACGCGCGAGGCGCCCCAGACCTCGAAGACCACCACGGCCGATTCCAGCGCGGCCTGGAGTCCGCCTTTGAACATCTCCTGCCATTCCTCGTCGCTCACCGGCATTTGCGGGCTAGCGTAAGGCCCCCATTGGTTGGTAGGTTCCGGCCAAGAGTTGTGGCGCATTGCCGGCGGCCGAGGAAGCCCGATGGTAGCACGAGTTCCGCGCGAGACCACCTGCTTCAATTGCTCCATGTCAACGCCCTGCAGCAGCCGGACTTCCAGCCCATCAACGCCAACGCGGACTACGCCGGTGTCGAACGGTGAGACATGTTCCCCGGTGTTCTTTTCATGGCTGTTGAATGCGGTTTCCGCTACATGTACCAACGGATCAACCGATTCGGACGGGGCCAGCCGGCTGAACTCTACGGCCGAATAGTCCCAATACCCTCTGTTGGCGCGATGCTGCCAGAGCCAATCGGGGATCACTTTGACCGTCCTTTCAGGACGTTCGCGAAGTTGTTGAGTACCACGAGCGCGCCGGTTCCCAACCAGATGTAGAGTGTGAATACCAGATACTGGTTCACGCCGGCGCCTCCGCTTTCTTCTCGCCCGTAATGAGGTCCACGATCTCCGGAACCCCATATTGGATGGCCAACTCCAGGATCCGATCGCGCTCCTCCATCAGTCGCGTAATGGTCCTGTATTGAGTTTCCACGCGGCCGTCGGCGTACGAAGACACGCCATACTTTCGCATACGCGCCTTGAGGATCAAGCCGTTACGACCGATCGAGCAAGGATCAACGGCTTGCACGAACATTAGAACGTTCTGCCCATCGACGCTACGCTGGATGGTCAACTCCTCGCCCGGTTTGAATACCGGCAACAATGGGTCCGGACCTTCCGGGACTTCTACCGCTACCACAACAATCCCCCTAAAGGATCTTCATCAGATTTGCAGCAAACAGGGGCGCCAGAGCAGTGCCCCGCGCCCCTGTTAGGTCAACTGTACTGCATGAACCGCCGGTCAGCGCGCGGACTCGTCGACCGTCTTGTCGTTGGCCGGTCCGGCGTCCGGGGACTGCGTGCCGGCGTCGACGACCTCGTTCTCCACGTCCACAACCTTGTCCTGATCCTCGGAGGCGTCGGCCAGGCCGCCGCTCTCGTTACGCGGGTCGCGATCCACTCTGAGTACCTCCTTGTAGTAACTTGTTCATCTATGATTCTTACTGTAGCCGTTATCTGGGGCTAGTAGAATCTCCAAGATTTTTCTAGTCGTTGGGGTCAATGGAGACTAGCCATTTGGTCTGCACCGAGATGCCGAACGCCGCTACCTTATCACTCTTCCGACCACGAATCAGAACCATATCCCGACCCACGTGAATCCCGTCGATGCGCCCTTTAAGACGTGGGAAGTCGTAACGGTTCACCCGTACATACACGTCTTCGTCGCCATCATCTACGCATCGTAGAACGACGCTCGTCTTCAAGTCCGGCCGGCGCATCCGAGCTAGGATGTCCTTGACTTCGTAGCCGTACCGCGCGCGTTGGTTCTCAACGAAGTCCTGGTAGTTACGCTCCAACACAAACCCAAGGAATGTGCAGTTCTCCTCGCTCACGTCAAGCAACTCGTCAGACGTATGCGTAGGGACCGGAAGGTTTCCCATTTCCCGGATCCAATTGCGAACGCGGCCCATATCCTCTTCGAGCCGCCGGAGCCCGAACGGGTCATCCACGTTCACAAGCGGGAGCATCTTCTCCAATGTCTTGGGGCCTATTCCGGATACCTCCAGGAGATCAGAGGGGTGCGAATACGGATGTCCACGCTCCTCTTGGCGGGCCATGATCTTGGCGGCTACTATTTCGCCTACTCCAGGCAGAGTCTCAAATCCCGCCACGAGTTCGCCGTCACGCGGAGAGGTCCAGCCGGTCCCGGACGCGCCCAACGTGACGCCTTTCACATGAACCTTATGGCGCTCGGAATCCTTCACCAGGATAGGCAGATCCTTGTCCGGCGTCCGGCCTAGCTTCACCTGGAAGAATTGAGTTGGGTAATGCTGCTTGAACCACTGGCACCAGTAACCAATGATGGAGTACGCAAGACTGTGAGAGTACACGAATGCGTATGAGGCCGAAGTCACAACGCGCTCCCAGACCTTAGCCGCCACCTCGCGCGAAACGCCGTTGAGGGCCATCGCATTAGTGATGAAGTCTTCCGAAGAGGCGTTGAACTGAGCTTCGCCTAGCTTCTGGCTGATGATCCGCCGGATGTCGTGTACCCGCCCAATCGGCAAGCCGCCGAACTGACCAAGCGCATGCAGTACCTGTTCCTGGTAAATGATCTGACCTCTTGTAGGCGCTGCGATCTTATCCAAGATGGGATGGATTAGAGGGATCTCCATCAGGCCACGCTTGATCTGGATGAATTCGGTAGTAGTACCCGAGAACAGCGGCCCAGGGCGGGATAGTGCATTTACATGGATGAGTTCAAAGATGTTCTCCGGCCGGACTTCCCTACAGATGAGCCGGGTAGCGCGGCCCTCGAATTGGAAGACCCCAATGACATCAGCGGCCATGAAGGCATCAAATGTCAGTTGGTCGTCCAGCGGGAGCGCGTACAAATCCTCCAACGACATCCCGGTAAGGCGGAGCATTTCCGCCAACTCGCCCATAGTAGTGAGTCCCAAGACGTCAATCTTCATTAGCCCCAGATACTCAGCATCCTTTTTGTCTACTGAGACCGCAGCTACTGAGCGCCCGTGGATGTCTCTCGTATACATAGCACAGACATCAGCAATAGGCGTATCGGAGATTACCAGGCCGGCGGCATGGGTACTCATCCCACGGTAGTTACCCTCTAACAGGATGGCTTTCTCCAGCGCCGGGTATTTTGCTAGGACTTCTGCAGCGGGCGGGAATGTGTCAAAGGTATCCCTGAGCGAGGCGTCCGCGCGGGAGTCGCCGCCGGAGCGCTCAATGATCATTCCTTTAACTATCTCAAGCGGCCCCATAGGCACGCCGAATACCCGCCCAACGTCCGTGAGTGAGTTCTTCCCCTTGTACTTTGTGAACGTTCCGATGTTGGCTACGCAATCCTCGCCCCAACGCTTAACCGCATATTGACGGACGCGGTAACGCTCTTTGTCGTCAAAGTCAACGTCAATGTCTGGGAGGTCCACACGAGTCGGGTCGATGAATCTGGTGAAGTCCGTTAATGGGAACTGGAGCGGATCGGGCTCGGTAATGCGAAGTAGGTAGCAAACCAGGCTAGCGGCCGAGCTACCGCGCCCCGGCCCGACGGCTATCCCGTTGTCTTTTGCCCAGCGAACGATATCGGATACCAACAGGAAGTAGCTCACGAAATCTTTGGAGATGATGAGTTCCATCTCCCTATTCATTTGCTCCAGGTAGTCAGCTTGGTTGGTTATCAGCCGGCGGTTTCCCTGCCTGATCCGATATCTCCAACCCTCGCGGAGCCAGGCCCACAGGATCTCAACCGGCTCAACTTGTTCGGCCCAACTAGACGGGTCCGGCCGAACATCCTTGGCTAAGGTTATAGTTGCCAATTGAGGTCATCCTTCGTTCCCTTGTAGCGGAACCGATCGGCCTTTGGTAGCGTCACAGCGCAACGGCTAGTGATCTCCGCCGTAGTATCCATTATCTGTTGGGCTTGCTTTCGCTTGAAGCCTACGGCGCGTAGCCGCTCAAGGACATAATCATCATTAAGCGGTGGATAGTCGGGGACGTCATACTCCCAACTGGACAGTTGCTTAGCGATGGTATTGTCGCCACGGCCGGCGGCGTGGAGGAGAGCGCGCATCTCGCCTTGGCCGGGCTGAAGCGTATGGACGTCAAACGTTACCGCAATCGGAATCTTATGGAGTTCGTGGATCCTCCAATACGCCTCTGAGATCTGCTTGGCGCGCGGCAGCTCCGGGAAAGCCTGCACCTCCAAGTAGTAACTATCCCCAAACAAGGCCCGGAAGTTGGTAGCTACTCGTTGCGCTTTCTTGAAGCTAGCGGCTTCCTCCGGGATGTCCTTGCCGCCCAGGAGCGTACATGCCAATAGGCTATCGCTGCAACCAGACAGACAAATCAATCCCTCATAATGGTCAGCTAGCATTAGGCCGCTGACGGTTGGGTAGTAGTAGAACCCTTCCGCCCAAGAGCGCGTGACGATCCGGTTTAGGTTGGAGTAGCCGGCCTGAGTAGCCGCCAGCAAGGTTAAATGGAACTTCCGCTGTGAATCCGGGAGAGGATGCGTATACGCCTCCAACCCGAAGATAGGCTTGATGCCGGCCTTGAGGGCAGCTTTCTCCAGACCTACATGCGAACTGACGTTGCCATGTTCAGTAGCCGCAACGGCGGGCATTTCCAGTTCCACCGCGCGCTCAACGTGTTGAACCGGCGTTCCGAAGCCGTCCATGTAGCTAAAGGTGGTATGATGATGAAGGCTAGGCGTCCTCATACTCCGCCTCGCAAGTCAAGCATACCCATTCGTCCATTGAGTTAATCGTTACCTCATGGTCGGGATTCCGCCGCATATGCTCGCGCACTTCTTCATCAGTCGTCATCCGTTCCCCACCATCTGTAGCTAAAGCAAAGGCATGGGATCGGACATATGAAGATTTCGCCGGGCCCAAAATAGATACCAACCCAGAAGTCGTACCAACGCCAACGAACCCTCCAGCCTCTGTCAGTTTTCATTCAGCATCACAAAGCCCTTGCCGCTTCGTTTGCTTATCATGTACCGAGGAAAGCGCCTGAAGTGAATGAAGGTTTGCGTGTTTCTGGTTCTAAGCAGGATCCCGTTGATGTTGTACCAACGGACGGACTGCTTGGTAAGAATGCCTCCCTTTGGGCCGGCGTGGAGCCACCAGATTCCGCGGCCGTTGAGAAGATTGAAGCTATACCAAACGATCATTGCGCGCCAAATGACGCGGTTTCGCCTTACGCCACGGACTCCCATTATGGGTGCTCCCAAACTAGGCCGGTCTTGAAGCCGCCGCGCTCCATTTGTTTACGTTCAATCAGGCGGCCAATAGCAGCCGGCGAGATCCCGGTTCGCAAACCGACAAAGGCTTCCAGCGCCTCGCGTACGTCAGCGGCCTCGGCGTTGATGGCGGCCGGATCGTTCGTCAGGTAAGCCTCCATCAGCTCGCCCAACTCCTCCAGGATCTTCTTGTATAGCAACGCTTCATGTTCCTTGGCGTCGTTGACATATCTAAAGCCCTCAGCATCACAAGATATGTATCCATCGACGCTACGGATACGATCCCTGACTATCTTGACCGCCACTATTCCTCCCAGACCAGATCGATACCCGCCCAGGAGGCGTACTTCATGCAATCCTCGCAAGGAACCGATGAAGTGTATATGGATACCGCCATTGGTCGGGCCCAATCCTTTATGTTACGCGCTCTCTGGGAGTGGCGGAAGTTCTCGGCCGCGTTGAATTCGGCGTGAAGGTACACACAATTGGAGTAACCTACGCCGTGTGGTTGCTCCTCAGCCGAAAGGAAACCGCGTGGACAGCCACCACCCATACAAGTAGCTGCATTAACGGAGCGCTCCATTCCGTTCCAGCCAATTTCGCGTTGCCGGCCGTTGGCGACTAGTACCGCGCCCACGTTCCGCCGGGCGCAAGTCCCCATCATGTCGCCAACTATATGTGCGATCCGTAGGTACATGAAGTTAGCCGAGTCAATGTAGGAAACGGCGGGATTTGACGTACGGATTACAGCAGATCCCGGTTCTCCTGTATCCATTTTCCCATCGCCTCCCATTGCTCCTCCATCAAGTTGCGTCCTTTGGGCCCGTTCCGCATCCCCCAAGCAGGATGGTACTGTGCATAAACGAAGGTCTTCCCGTCGTGCAACGCGGCCAATTGTCCCGGCCGTAGCCGTAGCTCTACCGGCGTTAGCGCTGTCCGAGCCGTGGCGCCTACGCATACTATCAGCCTGGGGCGCCCGATAGCCATCCATTCCTTGCGGAGCGCTTCGGCGCCCATGAGTATCTCGCGTATGGTAGGCGTTCGGTTCCCGGGCGGCCGGTACTTGACGACGTTGGTGATGAATGCGTTGGCCGGAACTTCGCCGATTGTCTCCGGGTACTTCTCCGTTCCATCGCTCCAACGCTCCTCGGCTGACAGATCTGCTAGATCCATCAATTGCGCCAAGACCCTACCGCTTGGGCCACAGAATGGCCGGCCCTGGAGGTTCTCGGTAGCTCCGGGCGCCTCGCCAACCACCATGGCAATTGGGTCCGTTTCGTTGCCGCGTCCCTTCACCAAGCGGATACCTGGCTCGCGAAGATGATCCCAACGCTCATCATCACGGATTACTTCGTACACATCATCCAGATCCACGACGATCCACCTTTTGCTGCAGCATGTCGATCGTCAGAAGAAGATGGCCAATGAGGTCCATGCAGATCTCATCAGGCTGTTCTTGGTTAAGGGTTTTCCCCTCCCAGAGAGAGCGCCGCAGCGGACCAATCTTCCGCCAGATATCAGCGAACTGGCCAGCCGGTCCGAGAACGTTGGCGTTGGCGTCCCCGTAATGGAGACTCTTGCCAACAAACCTCTGCACGAATTGCGGGATCAACTCGCTGATGATCCGCTTCGCCTGCGGACCCAGCTGATCCCAATCTTCCCCCATAATCCCTAGCTCTTGCATGAGATCATAAGGCGTAGCTTGCTCCGGCGGCTGGATGTCGTAGCCAATCCCAAGTTGTATCTCGCCAGGCATCTCAGCGACCTCCGTTCACGCTAATGATGTCTCCGGTCCAGCCCTTGGCTTCAGACAGCAATACGTCACAGGCCGCCTTCGCGACCTCGGCCGGGTAGAGCGCGCGGCCAAGCGGATTCCCGGCCATCTCGTAGTCGCGCGCTTCAGTCCAGGTCTTGAAATGGCGAATCTCCATGACTCTTCGGTCCACATATTCGGTCATGTCCGTCCCCGCCACCTTGCCCGGCGCTAGCCCGTTGATGCGCCAGCCTTCGCGGGCTAGCTCTCTTGACGCTACGCGGATCACCTGATTGAGCGCGGCTTTGCTGGCGCAGTACGCCATGGATGTCCTCATAGGACGGACGGCCGCGTCAGAGGTGATCGCCAAGACCGAGTACGACTTCCCGGTCACCTGCAGAGCCTTGAGAACGTTGACGAAGCCCCAGACGTTGACGGCCATGATTCGCTCGAATGCCTTGCGTTCAAGTTCCCACGACCATTCAAGTTCATTGACCCCAACGGAGTACACCACACAGTCCGGATCGACGTCTCGCAGGATGTCGGTTAGGGAACTGTTGTCATCGTCAGTTACATCCAATTGCGACTGAGGCGGAGCGAAAGCAAGATGACCCAGATAGCTCAGCCGCTCGCAGATGGCGGCTCCAATTCCGCCCGGCGTCGCTCCACCTAACACCAGCACGCCCTTGCTTACGTCATCAGACTTTTGATCCATTTCCCTCTCTCTTCCTTCCATGTTTTGACGGCATTGAGCATAAACTCCCGCGCCTCAAGGAGGTCCATGGCGCACCACCAACGCGGCGGCGGTCCGTCTTCTCCAACCACATCCAGGAATCGGTTGTAGGGTTGGTCTCTGAGGGTAACGGCGGCGGCAGGGAATAGCTTCTGCGCCTCCAGATACAGCTCCGGTAGATCCTCCAGCACGCCCGCCACGCGGAAGCCGGCCTGCCGCTTGAGCTCGCGGTACTTGTCATCGCCGTAGAGAATGGAGTCATATTGGATCTTGTTGCGCCGCAACCATTCCCTGGTATCGGGATCGATGGAGTCCAGCCGCAAGTATGGGCGGGTAGTACAGATCCAGACTTCCGCTCCCTTTTGGCGGATGGAGCGCGATAACTCCGAGGCTCCGGGGTAGCAAGGCATAAAGCGCTTCAAGCCGCCCTGGCGGTAGGCCAGCTTGCATTCCCGGTAGGACCGGAGCGTAACGCCCATGAACTTATGTAGTCTCATACCGGGGTTGATCTCGTCGGGCTTAGGCATAGGCTTCCCTAGCCATTGCTCAGCGAACCAGAGGAAGTGCCCGTGGTAATCGCCGAGCGAGCCATCTATGTCTAGCGCTACAATTGGTTTAGTTCGCATAGCGCTACATCGATTCGAGAGCGGCGCGCGTCCGGACATACGCCTGATGGCTGAACTCGTTCTTGGTCCAGGTTCCGTACCGGCCTACCCGGAGCACCGGCGTACCGCCGAACTCCAACCAGCAGGAACAATTACTGACGACAGGCTTGTCAACGCGCACTATCCCATCCACCGGCGGTTTAGGTCCGGATGGCCATTCGGCAGTCTTGTGCCCGAAGACATTGCTAGCTCGGTACCAGCGCGGCGAATCCTCTCCATTAGCAACAACGGTCCAAGGCTCTACCGAAACGCTGCAGTACCGATCCAAGTCCGGCGCGTCGCCCTGCGCCCAGATGGATTGCGTTACGAAGCCGTGCCCACCGACGCAGAATGGCGCAAGCGGAAGGGCCCAGATCATCAAGTCGACCATTTGAGTCCGGGCGTACGTATCCAACCAAATGGGAGTGATTTCGGTAGGACGAATGAGAGGAGAGAAACGCTCCCAGGCCTGGGCGTACGCCGCGCGGATATCCCAGGCTTCATGGTTGGGAGCTAGCGCCTCCGGAGATACCTGGATCGTGGCTCCATCTCCATATACCTTGCGCCGGTAGCCGTCGAACGTTCCCTTGAGGATGTAGCTGATGGTCTCCGGCCGGCCACAGTCCAAGCCGGGAATGGGTTGGTGTAGATATTGCGCGCCGTAAAGCGGCGAGCGCTCTCCGCGCGCGTAGATATTGACGATGTGTCCGGCGTCGTAGACCGCTTGAGCGGCAAACAGAGCAGCTGGACCAGAGCCCAGGATGGCTACCAGCCGAGGGCGCTTTTGCTTACGCGGTAAGAGTCTCATTCTTGGGCCGCCCTCCAACGCTCCATGGCTTCCGCTTTGATAAGATTGATGTCTGGCATCCTTGGGCTCTGAATCATAACGGCTAGGCTCCATGCTACACCTTCCGCGCGCCCCTCTGTCCGCGTCCGATCCCAACCGGAGTCATCATCGTAGTAGTCATCCGACTCCATCAACTTATCAATGCAAGCTATCAGATCCTCCCAGAGGATCTCGATGATGGAGCGACCGGCGTACTTGGGGCGTAGTAGCTCCTCGTCGCCCGGACGCCTAGGCATCGGTGATATCTCCCGTCCAGCCGTGAACGGTACATACGATACCTACCGGGTGATTGCGGCCGCCAGCCACGAAGAACTCGTATTCGCAATCACCCGGCAATATGCTGGTGGCTTTGATCTCCGGCTCGGTGGAGTCGTTCATGCAAGGCGGTCCATCCGAATCTGGTGGCGAGTCGGTATCCAGGACGGGCCTCAAATGCAACGGAGAGGCGGAATCCTCCGGGCGCGCCATGGCGAGTTTCGAGGTGCCGCATGAGGTTTTCATCATTCATCGCTCCCGGACTTACTACGATTGGCGTTTCGGACGTGGACATCAGCCATCCATTCCGTTATGTCAATGGGTTCCAAGTAACCCCTGCAACGCGGGCCTTGATGATGAGCGCTTAGCCTCACCATGTTCTGGTTTTGGAATGTAGCGTCCGGATATGGGACGCAGCATCCGGGGTACGGAGCGTTCAACGGCTCCAAGGCCTCGGCGCGCCGCTTAGTCCCAACGGGTCTCGTACGCCTTTTGCCGGCCATGATCCCTCTCTCGTTTGCTCTCGCTTTGATGCTACTCTCGTTGTTCTCATGGCGAAAGAGGCAGGCGCCAACGTAAATTCGCTGGAACAAGGTTTGACCCCGCCTGCCCCCCTGTTTACCGAAGGAGCGGCTTAGAATGGAGGCTCTTCATCCTCCGCTTTGCTCTTCTTGGCGGCCTTGCTCTTGGCGGCGGCCGGCGCTGCCTTCTTGGAAACCTTGGCCGGCTTGGCTTCCTCCTCGGGCTCTTCGTCGTCCACTTCTTCGGTATCCACCGGCTGGTAGCCGGTGCCGGCCTTCTCCAGCCGCTCCTGCTCGTCGTAGTGGCCCTTCTTGACGGCGCAGTAGACCACGAGTTCGCCCTCGACGATCTTCTTGCGCCCGATCTTGGTGACGACGCCGTCCTCGTCCGCGATGACCTTATTCACGATGTCATCGGCGGAGACGCCAATGGCCATTGCGAATGCCTTCACGAATCCGGCGGCCGGCTTCGTCATCCAGATGCGGTCCCAGAGCGGGCAGCCGTCGTACTTCTTGTGGCCCGGCTTCCAGGAGCCATCGAGGATCAGTCGAACCCGGAGGCCCTGCGTCTTGGTTGACGCCTGCTCGAATTTGATACCTCCGATGCGGAAGCGATACACGCCTCCAGGCGGAATCTCGCCGGTGTACGTTTGGAAACCTTCCTCGGCTTCCTCGATGTCCTCAGCAGTCAGGACGTCATCGGGGTCGGCCCCATCCCAATTGATCTTCGGCATTTTGCTGTGTTCCCTCCTCAGGGTCAGCCGCGCTTGCGCGGCTTCTTGTCGCCCGACTTTACGTCCCCGTTCATCAGCGCGATCAGCTCGGGCATCATCACGCCGTCAGGGTTGTCAGGGTCGCGAACTGTTGCCGAGCGCCCCAACGTAGTTGTTTGGTCCTTTGCGAAGTAGCGCGTCTCGTTGACCGGATCCACGTAATGCTGGAACAACAGCCTTCGCGTTTGGACCGCTTCGCCGCCGCGCTCAATGACCCTAGTAGCCATATACCAGACTCCATGCATGAGACCCGATACATAGTTACTGACTTCGTAGCCCTTGCCCTGTATTCCAGGATATACAAGGGTTTCCCCATTCTCGTCCTCCGGCCGCATAGCATGGCTAGTGAACAAAACGTTGCACGGAAGATCAATCAGCCGGGCGACCCAGGACTTGACGAAGTTCTGAGCATTGAAGTAATCCGGCTTGTCCGGAAGATTCCGGTGCTGACGCTTAGCTGGGTTGGCGTCCCATGCCTCGGCGGCGTAATTGAGCAAGAACTTGTTTTGCATAGTCCCCAGTCCTTCCGGGACTATCCAATCGAATTGTTGGGCGCCTCCACCTTCCAGCCAGGCGATGGCAGCGGAGGCCGTGGCGGTATCGGGGATAAGCCTGACCTTTCCACGCGCCCCCATCCTAGCGGCCGAGATATAGCCCGGCTCGCCGGCTAGGTACAATACCCGCCCCGGGAGCGTGCCGGCAAGAACCGTCTTGCCGCAGCCGGAATCACCATATAGCAAGATGTTGTAGAACTCAGCGGCGCCATCAAGGTCGAACATGCCGCGCTCAAACTCCGCTACGGTCATGCCTTTACGCTCGGTTCGCGGCGTTGCGGCGCTGGTAACCATTACCGATCCCCCAAGCCGGCCAGGAGAAACCCATACAGGGCAAGACTTTGCGCCTGAGTAGAGAAAGCTTGGGCCGCAGTCAAGCTAGTGCCCGTCATCGGATCCATGGCCAACATTCGCTCCGCCCGGTTGAGGTTGTCGGCCACCATATGAAGAATGAGGAATAGCTGTCCATCGGATATGGTATCCTCCGGAGATTCGAGCTCTGGCACGATGTGGGGCTCTTGCTTATCCTTTGGCATTACGGCTTCCAGACTACGGGAACGTTCTTGCCGGTGAGGTAGGCGTGGATTCGCTTACGGCGCGCCGGCCCCAGGCCCTGGATGGCGTGGATGGTTTCGGAGGTAGCGCGCGCCAATTGCCAAGCGTTCTTGAGGCCGGGCGTACCGGCAACAAACTTGATCTCGGGGCATTCCGTCAGGAGCATGGTCAGCTTGACCTTACTCAGAACGGGCTGGATAGCGCGCTGACGCTCCCATTCCCATTGCTGAGGACTCTTGACCGGCTTGGCGCGCCCCAAACGCGCGTGCGGCCTGGTTCTGGGATCCGGTCCGGAGTCCGATCGCGCCAACGCGCGCCTGGCAGCACGGCCATGACTCCCTCCGCGCTTGTCCCTTGACTCCACACGGGACTTGACGCCGACGTTGTGGATCTTACGGACTTCGGCCGCCTTTTGGATCAAGTTGCTGACGAACCGTTCAACGCGGCCGGCTTCCAAAGCCGCCAACTCCGGATCAACTTCAGGCTTAGCCGGAGGCGCAACGGTCCCTTCGTCCAAATTGTTTCTCATTGAGTTCCCTCTCTCTCGTCCCTGAGCCTACTCTTCAGCCGGAGTTGGGGCTAGTTCAGCTTCGCATTCCTTGCAGGTATATTCGCCGTGACGTAGCGAAGCGCCGCATCCACCGCACAGGTGGCGATCGTAGTTGCAGCGATCGCAACAATACATGCAGGCCTCGCCCTCAGGATGATGATAGTAGGGAAGCCTGCAAGTCTCTTGTCCGGTCCGAATGTATTGCTGAATGGCAACGACTTGTGCGGCGGAGTATCCGCTGAAGGCCCAACCATGCCATTCCCGCGCGCGAAGATGCTCCGGACTATCTCGCTTCGGCGCATTCATTGCATTCGCCCAACCTCTGGCTCGGGATATAGCCACGATCTTGCTTGCAAGTTCCGCATACCCGCCGGGCAGCCGTGGCTTTCCGCGTCGCCTCCAACCAGGCCGGGCTCGCGGTTCGCTTTGGTAGCGCAGTTGTAATGTCGTATAGGTACGCGAACTGATATTTGCCGTACACTACTTGCGCTACAGGGTCTTGGCCGCCCGGCCGCAATCCTGCTGCTGACAATTGCCGGCGAGTCATCAGCCCCAGCGGTGCCCCGAACCAAGGGTATGTAGGCATTCCGTCGTGAAACTCGCCGGTAGGGTCCAAGTCCGGCGTACGCTTGCGCGGTAGCTTCTTCATTCATCAGTAGACTTGCGGTGATCGGCGTACGGGTCCTGTACCGTATAAGCTATGTCCCGCAACGATTCCCAGTCGCCGCCGCGCTCCTGTAGCTCGCACATATCGTAGAACTGACACCAGGAGCATTCGCGCGTGACATTCTTGGTAGGTGGCAATAGGCCGTCACGGAACAGCTCCATTTGGAGCGCGTCTTGCTGAGCGCGGAGTAACTGCGCGCGCCGCTCCGGGCGGGTACGGTGGACCTCATGGCGTAGGAACAATGGCGGCGGCTGGACTTTGCTCCGGTCCCCCAGGACTTCCAACCCAAGCTGGTCAGCCCACTCCTGTAGCTTAGTCAATGGAGTCTTCTCGCTGATTGCAGATTGAAGGACTCCAATGCTGTCACATTCGGCCGTTCTCAACGACTCGATGTAGTGTGACTTGTTCGGCTTGTTGGTCGCGTAACCTTCCGCGTCTCTGGGGCGGCCATCCGGAAGTCCTTTGCGGAGGAAGTTGTATTCGATACCCGCCAAGAATTCGCCCTCTGGGATCAATCCCTCGCGCTGTAGCTCGGTAGTAGCGGTGGCCCAGTAGGTTCCGCCTTGATTGTCCATAGCCAGATGCCGCGTCATGATGGCCTTAGCGGTCTTGTGCTCCTCCAACCAGTAGCTACCATAGACCGCAGACTGCCAAACTAGGTCATACGTACCAACCAATTCCGCCATAACGATCGACGGATCTACGGACGCGGCATCCCAGAAGTTCTTGGCGTTGGCGGGCCACGGGATGCTGAGGCTGAATGTCCTTTCAGGACTGACAACCAACATATGCTCATCGCGCCCATATAACGCGCGGTAACCCTCCAGCATTATGGTCCCGAGCTCTCGCGCGTCCACGTACTTGGCCGCAGTCTCTTCGTCGGCGTCATCCATCCGGACATACGCCAGCTCCATCTCTGCGGCGTACTTCTCCCAAGTCTCGGCCGGCTCGGGACCGCGCTTCTTGCCCGGCCCGCAATACCACTTCGCCAGAGCTAGATGAACGCCGGTCCCGAACCAAAGCGGCGTGGACGGGACTCCCTTACGCACCAAGCCTTCACGGTTACTCCACCACCAGGCTTGCGGGCATCGTTGGAATGAGACTCTTTCGCTAGCGCGTATCTTGGGGATAGTCATTGACAGTTCCCTCTCTCAACCCTTGTACCCCCAAGGGTTTCGTGGAGATATCAGGAATTGAACCTGAATATTACCGAAGTAACCGCGACCGGTCTGCCCTTCGGGCGCTCTACCATTGAGCTATATCTCCGACCGGGGAGGGTAGCTTGTCCTCTCCAGCAGCTACCCTCCCCATTTGGCGCTTACTCCGTTTGCGACGCTATGGGGGAATGCGCGTCACAGGTCCTCCGGGGTATGGGACCTAGAACGGAGCAGCGGCGCCCGATCGGGCCGAAGCCTTGCGGGGACTGGACTTCCGTGGCGCCGGCGCCACCGTCTCGGCGTCCTCGTCCTCGTCCTCGGAAGTGGGGACCGGCTTGGCCTTCACCGTCTTCTTGCCCGGCTTGGCGGCCGCCTTGGTCGGCTTCATTCCGCCGACGTCGGTGCCCTCGTCCTCTTCCTCGCCGTCGTCGCCCGGCTCGTTGGTCTTGGCGGCCTTGGCCGTCTTCTTGGGCTTCGCGTCGGCACGCTCCGCGCGCGCCTCCTGCCGGGCTTCCTGGTTCTCCGGGCTGGCCTGGAAGATCATTCGGAGCGCCGTGCCGATGCGGATCGCTTCGTAGAACGCGGCCTGGGCCTTGGCGTTGGGGAATTCGATCTCCAGCTTCTCGACGAGCCAGTCCGCGTAGCGGGTCTGAACGGCGGTGGCTTCCTTGTCCTTGTAAGCGAGGATCTCTTCGTCGCTGTACTGCTTCGCCATTTTGGCTTCTCCTTGGTTTGGGTTCTCTTTTGGTCTAACTCGATTGTACCGGCCCGACTGAGTTTGGCGCTAGCGTGTAATCCGAAGTCTCTTCAAAACTATGCCGTCTCTGTTGGCGCGCTTAGCTCTCAAGACCTCTTGGATTGCTTCCCAACGCGCGTGGCGCCCACGCTCTGCCCGAACTCCCAACTGGTAGGCCACCACCCCGGTAAGCACAAAGCCCACCAAGGCAATAAACCATCCCACGTCACAACTCCCGAGTACGCCTGAGTACTGCCTTCGCGTACTCTACCCCTCGCCTACCATCAAGTAGACGTTTGGTCTTCCACTCCCTTTCTGCATTTGTCAATGCGATTCCGAGGTCAATGGAGTCCAGGCTCCGCAAGTAATGGTAGAACACCGGCCTAGGCCGCGATACTCTATGGATCCTATCTTCCAACTGCTCCTGGTCATCCGGAATGTAGGTCTCATCCAGGATCACCATATGATCAACCTGGTCCAGCGTAATCGCTACACCACCCGTCTTGGTTTGGAGACACATCAGGTGGGCTCCGCTGCCAACCGGCTCGTTCATGGCGGCTATGGCCTCTTCGCGCCTGCGCGTTGACTGCGCTCCGGTCAAGAGGACAGGGGCCATCATAGGATTCAGCGGACTGCGCGGCTTCGCGCTCAGAGCCTGGACCCGCGCCGGTAGCTCGCGCGCAAACAGTTCAAGCATTTCGGTGAACTGAGACGCCACCACTATCTTGGTAGTAGGCGCGTCAGGGAATCCCAACTCGTCGAGCAATTGCACCAAATGCTCGAACTTGTTGCTAGGGAGCGCCGGCTGGAAATACCTCTCCTCGTGTCCATGCGGCTCCGGACCCTGCAAACAATGTTCCAGATCCTTGCACTTTACCATTCTTGGGATCATTCGCCCATACGCGCCGGCGAATTGCTTGAGCCGCGTCATCTCCGCCAGGATCCCAATAGCCTCAACGCGGGAGTCATCCAAGTCAGCAGCACTCGAATCCAGCATGTCTTGGTAAGCGCGCGCTTGCGCGCCTTCCATAGGGAGCCAGACCCCATGAAGGGATTCCTCGTCGCCCGCGACGGCCGGCGTCCCAACGTACGTCTTGGGGGGAAGGTCTGGCGCTACCTCCGCCTTAGTTCGGCGCAAGACGTAGCGGTCCAAGCTAGCCCACAATCCCGGCTCGTCCTTCAAGTCGCCAATGACGTGGTTCGAGAAGCCATTGGACGAAATCTCCCAAAACAGTTCCGCCCAGTTCCAGAAAGACGGGAATGCCTTTGGGTCGATCCAATTCAGTTGTCCCCATAGCAGATGCGGTCGGCCACGAGTAGGGGTGCCGGTCAATTCCAAGCGAATCGCATTCTCGCTACGGAGCCGCAGCAACTCCATCCCTTGGCGGGTCTGGGTGGGGGTGCCGGTAAGGCGGAGCAACGAGCGGTCCGACTCATCAACAATGATCGCTCCCCATTCAATCCCGAACAATTGCTCGTGTTCGTGCTCAATCCGGTCAGCCTTGCGCTTCTCCGGATCGTGATATCGCAATATGCCATCCACCTTGCATTTGAGTTCGACCTTGCCGGCCTTGCGCGGAGTCTCCTGGCCGCAAACTCCACAGACCCAATAGACGCGCGTCCGGACAGCTTCCGGATGGACAATGAGCCAAGTAGTCTCCAGGACCTTACTATGCCGGTCCAAAGCCTCCATGGTATCTACCATAGGCTGCCCATCATATACTTCAGAACCTTGTAATACCCAATCTAAGACGGCATCGCGGCGCTCCCGCTGCTTACGCTTGACCGGGAACAGCTTACCATCAGGCATGGTTGGGACTCTCTCAACTTTATCGCCTTCAGGCAACGTTATTACCGTCTGTCCATCTAGCCAACGGGGGATTTCGCGCGCCCAGACGGGCATGACGGAAGTCTTTGGCGTCACGACCAAGTATGGCCCTTTGGCGTCACTCTCTACTACGCCAGCTAGGGCTTCCAAAGTCTTCCCCAAACCTGGGTGGTCCGCTATCAGACAGCCGGCGCCATTCGCGGCGGCGTTGGCGATGAACCGCGCGCCCACCCGCTGGTACTTGCGGGCCTCCATGGCGGCCGCTAGCCTAGGCGCATTCTTGGGCACCAATTCCAGCTCAGCGTCCTTGGCGCCGGCTAGCTCCCGCATACACTCGGCCTTGGCGCGTTCCAACTTCGCCCATTCCCATAGCCTAGGGCCAATCTGCAGGTCGGGGCCAATCTCTTCCCGGAGGCGCCGGCAGACCGGCATGCTCAACGGTAGGCTCCAGTAGGGCCCATACTTCCCTTTGTTGAAGTTGGCTCCGGGGATGGCGTTCGTCAGACCCGCCAACGGGCGGGTGGTAGCCAAGTAAATGCGCCTACCGTTGGCGGAGAGCTCGGCCTTGACGGTCATGACCGGACCACTCTCACATAACCCTCTTCGGATTCGCATTCGCGGCACATAGAGTACTGGACCCTACTGGCGGAAGTCCAGAGGACGCACAACCGGAGGCTGTCTTGATGCCCATCGGCGTCCGTGTCGCATTCCGCCATCTCTTCGCGCGCCTCAACCGTCTCGCTGACGCCGCCTTGGTCATCTAGCATCTCAACATAGAGACTCATGTCAAGTCCGATCCCACCATCAAGCCATTGATGACTACCGCTCCACAGGAGCAGTGGTAGCCGCAACGGATCTTTGTCTTGGTGTCGCGGTAGTAATTCCGGACTTCAGGCTCCAGTCCGCAGCCGGGGCATTCCTTGGAATGAATGGCGGCCGTAGCTTCTTCGTTGGTCATGACAGTACCATTCCAATCAGAATTCCTAGGCCGAGGATCGCAAGCCAAGTCACGATCCTCACCAACAAGTCTTTGCTCATGCCGCGCTAGCCTTAGCCTTAGCCGGCGCGCCGTAACGCGCCCAGCAGACCGGACCCATACCGCGCTTGATACTTACCGGATTGGTAAGGAAGTGACCGAACGTGCACCAGCCGGTCTTGCGGGTAATATCCTGGGCTTCTTCGACCGGCACCAGATGATCCGGAGTCAATTCGAATATGACTCCCTTGGCGTAGGTAAGCGTGGGGCGCTTGGACTGGGAGTCGGCCGGAGGGAAGATGACCAACTTGGCGTAAAGCTTGCCGGAATCCTTACCCCGCACAACCTGGTACAGCCGACCTCCCAGGCGGTAGAGCCCTTCCACCTCCACCGGCCGGCGCTCATCCCCGTAGCCTCCGGCCCGTACGTTCCGGTAGCCTTGGAGCCGCGCGATCGCTGTCCGGAGGCCGTGCTCGGTAATGGTTCCGCTCTGGCCGGAGAGGTACTGGCGGAGAGCGCGGCTCCAGACCACATCGCGCGTCGGGATATCCTTGGTGCAGAGCAATTCGTTGGCCTCATGGAGAAGATCGTTGAGTGCCGTCTCGCGGTCCCATTTGGCTACCTTAGCGGCGGCGTCGCGCCTTGATTCCTGGCTGTACGCTTGCGCCTCCATCCGCTGCATATCGCGCTCGTCTTCCTCGGTGAAACCACGCCGGAGCGCGCTGGGTACGTTGGGCGTCAAGCTGCATGTCTTGACGGCCGCCACAGTCGGGTGAAGGTTTCCGCAGTGTCCGCACTTGATCATGGCGCTCCCTCTCTCCGTTCCAGCGGCTCGCTCCGCCGTTCAAGGGATACCCTACGCCAGACCGGCTGGGAAGGGAAGCCCTACGGCGGTGGTTTGTAGGCCCATCTTATGGGTTAGACCGGTAGACCCTGGGCGTCCCTCTGGATACGCTTCAACGCGTCGCGGTAGGTGCATAGGAAGTCTTCCGCCATGTCTGCGCTGAGCCTACGTAGCGGTACCGGCCAGCGCTCCGGCGGAACGCGCGCGGTGAGACCGTTGGAGCGCGCTCGGGCGCCCATCAACGCCTCCCATCCTAGGCGCGCTCCGGTATGGAGGTAGATATCCTTGGGTTCTAGTCTGAGGTAAGCGCCAATACGGGTAGCCACGTCATAGACTGTAAGCGGTCCGATGCCGCTTGGCCGGACTTCCCATAGCCTGTCGTGCCAAACGTTGAAGCTATTGAGGACCACCAACCTATCTACTAATGGGCCTACGGTTTCAATGATGGCCCAGCCGAACTCTCGCCGCGCAACTACGGATACCTTGGTCTGGTGGGAATGCATCTTTCCATTCGCGCGCTTTGAGGCACAAGCGATCCAAACGGCCTCGGTGAAGGTTTCGGCCGCCGCGCACATGGCGGGTATGTCATCCGCCTTCACGTCCATCCCGCCACCCGGCGCGCGGCGCCAAAGGAAGTCACGGATGCATGCATCCAGAGTATCCAGCGGCCAACGCGCCGGCCGTAGCTTCATCTCCTTCTCAACGTTAGCCATTGCTAGGCTTCCATTCCCGCCCGTTCTCGTATGTTGCTACCAATCCGCTTTCGTCAACGATGTACGCGCGCCGACCGGGCGACAACGCCATCGCCGAAATGGTAGCGCTTAGCCTTGAGCCGGCTGATGACATAAAGTATCCGCTGTCGCCGTCGCCCGGATAAGCTATGGTATACGCCTCCAACCCGAAGATATCCGGATTGCTCATCATGCCACCTTCGCTTTCTTGCTGGCGCGCTCGCCGCGCGTCAATGAGCTGAGGATCTCCTGGCGAATGCGCTCCAGGTTGATTCGCCGGCCGACATTCTCCAGCATGTCCAACCTGAACGCGCGGAAGCCCGATTCGGGATCAACAAAGGATACGATGCGGTGACCGTCCGTGTGATTGTCGATCCGGATAGCGCGCGCGTTCCCCACCTTGGCCGTTTCGCTGTCTACCCGGTATTGGTTATGCCAGGTGACTACCCGCGCTTCCAGCGCGTTGATGATCTCCATATCCGTAGCCGTAGCCGGATCGAATGGGACGCTGCGGCGCTGCGGGCCGGTCTCGCGCCTCCGGAACATCTTGTTGCTGGATACCTTCAATTGGGCTTCCGAGGCTTCGACGAAAGTCCGCGCAGCCAACCGCATTGCTTCCGCCGGATTGCGGACCTTAATGGTACGGTCCGCATAGGTGTAGGTGGATCCTCCGCTGATATGGGCCTCATTGAACCAACTGAGGAATATGGCCTCGATTCCGCGCGTAGCCGTCAACTCCATCATTCCGTTGGAGCCGACCACGGAGGCTTCCCAGCCGGCCTGGTTGAGCAACGCGGCGTACTTGGCGGCCTTGCCGGTAGGCTCCGGAGTAGGCGCGTCAGCTTCCACCGTCTTCCGGCGCGCGCGCTGGGCGGGCACCTTAGCTTCCGCGACGGCCTCCTGGACAATGGCGATCTTCTCCGTCAAATCCTTTGGCGGCAATGGAGTCCGCTGCGCGGCCTTGTTTCGCTTCGCGGTAGCGGCGGCTCGCAATCCAGCTTTGTTCGCGGTAGTAGTAGGCATTGAAGTTTCCCTCTCTCTAGAAACTGGGGTCCTGGTAGTAATCGCGGCTGCCTAGGAGGATTCCGTCACTCTGCCTAGGCGCCATAACGCGCCGGCCGGTATCGCGGCTGATGTAAGTCTTCCGGAGGCGCCCACGGGAGTCCATTCGCCAGGTCTGAACCGGAATATGGCTCTCGTGATCCTTATCGTGTTCGCAGGCTTCCCTGTCAAACGCTTCGCAAACCTCCGTACTGGCTGGCGTGATATCGTATTCCTGCGCCGGCCAAGTCCTCTTGTTTGGGCCTACGTGGTCTCCCCGGATGTCAATCTCGCGGATGGTCTTCCCGTCTTTCGCGTACCGAACGGCGACCACTGTGTAGGGGTTCCGGTCGGAGTACATGCAGACCGTAGCGCCCATCCCGATGGTAATCTCCGGGTAGCGGCTGTTCTCCATGATTCGGTTGACTACGCTTCCGTACGTCATCTCATTTCCCTCTCTCGCGTAGGCGGCTCGCTTCCGCCAACAGAACGTACGTTACTCGCTGCTCATGGTTATGGCTAGTCCTCCGGACCCACCGGCCGGAAGGTCTACCAGTGTGTAGCCCGGTAGGTAGTCCGCCGCAGCCAATTCGGTGGCCTCTCGCTTAGCCTCCTGGTATCCGGCGGCCTGGACGTCAATCTCCTCCAGCTCGCCGTCTGGATACCGGAGGCCGAACGTATAGAGCGTCATGCCGCGCGCTCCATATTGATTGAACCATCGCGGGCGATGATCGAAACGGCTTCGGATAGCGGAATGAATTGCGCGCGGTAAGCCGGCGCGAAATCGTCAATCCTGGTCGTATATGATCCGGTATAGATCTGGCCGCCGGTCCCTATCCGCCAAGCCGGAATCTCCGCTTGAACCGCCTTACGCGCTTCGCGCGTACCCGCTGCCGTGACCCTGATCATGACCTTCCCCGAGCGGCTGGACAGGACTACTCCATACTCGCGTTCCATCTCACATCCCACCCTCGAACCATTCGCGGTTATCAATGATCCGGTTGGTTAGCGTCCGGTACGCCTGAGCCATCGCCACATCCCGAGGCATCCCGCGCTGACCGGTCCGGATAGTCGCCTCCGCGACCTCCTGCTCTCCGTTCGGGTCCCAGGCTACCAACCGGCATCCATCGTGGCTGGCACGGATTTCCAAGATCGTTTCCATCTCGCGCTTCCCTCTCTCGGCCGGGCTCGCTTCCCGGTAGACCAAACCCTACTCGCCCCATATGGCGTCCGTCTAGTACCCCGCCAAGATTGTTTTGTGTGCACTCCGGCCTGCATCGATCCCAGCTAATGGGCAAACGGAAGAGTCGTTGCATAACCGTCTGCATCCCGACCGTATGGCTTCCTACGTCCACCGTAGCCCACGCGCGTTGCATCCTAGCGGTAGATGCGGAGAGGGGCGCCCGTAGGCGCCCCTGGTTAGCTCCGTTCCGGCTACTCCGCGTCGACCCAACGCGCGATGTAGTCATCGCTCTCGGCCTCCGTAGCCGGCTTGACGTACGCGGAAGGGACCTCGTGATCCTCTCCGTCGTCCGGCGTCCGGACGGTAACCCTTCCTTGCCCCATGAGCGAAACGAGATCTACTACCTCGCCCAAGTACCCCACGCCTCCGGTACGGGTCATGACCCGTACGACATCGCCGATCTCCATAGCTTTTCCCTCTCTCCGGCCGGCTCGCTACCGACGCTAGCGCGTAGCCTACTCCAACGTTTGGCGTCCGTCTAGAGCAAGCGGACGACCGCGATCGCGATGATGATGACCGCGACCCAGAAGATCAGGGAGAAGAGGCAGCCGCTCATAGTGCCTCCAACTCGGTCGACTCCCCATTCCTTTTCCGCATTCTTTCCCATGCCTCTTATCCTAATGCATAGAGTCGGTTTTGGCTACAATCGCAAGAGGGCGAGTCCCCCGCGCCTCGCCCTCTCGGAGCAACGACCAGCGCAGCCCTTTGGCGGTACACCAGCCTTGCGTCTATCCCTCTATTGCCCCGCGCGGTCCGGGATCCACGCGCTGAGCATTAGAGGCCCGGTCCAATGGGACCGCCTTAGCGGCTTCCGTTCCGGCTGAGCGCGCGGCGTACGCCGCTTCGGTTTGAAGCCGCTCTTGTTCCTTCCGGTAAGCAGCAGTTTCCCAATACGGCTTACGCCTGCGGTCTTTCTTAGCCGGCGTGGCGGCCTTGGTCTCCGCCAAATCCGACTTTGGCTGCGGCCGAAGTTCAGGGAATTCATCCCAGAACGCTTCCTGGACGCGCTCATCACGGCCGGCCAACACCAGCGCTCCGCCTTGCGAATCGGCGGCATCCCGCGCACGCCGTAGCCGGCGCTCAAACTCATCAACGAATGCCTTGGCGAATTCCGTCCGGTAGAGAGCCGCATTCACCCCACGCCCATCCAGCGCCGGAGTTTCGCCGCGCAAGGCGCATTCGTCTTTGTAGTACCGTCCCACCAGCGCCGCGCGGGCGTGAGAAGTCTCGCCCCAGATCAATTTGGCGGCCCGGTCGCGCGTGATACCCGCGCTCCGGAGCCGATAGGCATTCACCTGATCGGACAGTTGAGGATCGGGCTTCGGCTCCAACCTATCCCCAAATACAATCCGCGCGTTTGTGTATACCAATTCCGCCAGACGGAGGTCACCGGCATATCCCACAAAGACCGCAAAGATACCGGACTCGCCAGTCTCATCATTCCGGCCCCAACGGTATGAAGCCTTCACGCCGGCGTGGATAGCGGCGTAATACGCCAGCGACCACCATTGGTCGTAGTTTGAGCGGCCGCTTGCACTCATTGCATCGCGAGTAGGCCCCATCCAAATCCTATGGACCTCCGGCTTGATCTCTACCTGATCCACCGCAATCAATTGCTCTTCTGCAATGCGGTAGTCCCGCATCAATTGCTCCGCCTTAAGGCGGAAGGCAGCAGCTTCCTCCGGAAACTCCATTCGCGGATCATCCGCGCGCGCCAGAAGATTCTGCACCAATCCCATGATCTTGTTGAGGTCAATGGTAGTCGTCATTTCATTCCCTCTCTCTGGCGGCTCGCTCCGCCGGTAACCCTACTCCGATTTGGGGACTATCTGGTACCGCGCGGTAGTCATTGACATGAATCCATGCATCTCATCGTAGGACACCGACAGGCGCGCGCCTACCCGCCCGGCGTGGCGGAGCGCAGCAATCCGATGGTCCCAACGGAGGATGGACTTGATCTTGCCCGAGCGTGATCCGCGCGTTGCGCCGTACGCCTTGATCTCTATGATGGTATCGCTGATAACGGCGGTAGTCTCGTACACGTCACACCGTCCTAAGTAGACCGAAGTAGCGGACGATGTAGGCAACGGCCTCCGCGCGCGTCCGCCAGCAGAGCCCGACCAGTCCGCGCTTACCAGGGACGTCCGCCCGGTAGACATTCCGGCGCCTAGTCCCTATGGAGTAGTTGAGCCCGCGATCATTGGCCATGACGTGAGTCTCCTCCACGCTCTTGTAGACGTAGCCTAGCCGGACGCCATCCTCTTCTACCGCGTATGCCGGGTGACCGTAGCGCTCCGCCTTGACTAATTTGGTAGCCATCTCGCGCCCTCTCTCCGCCGGAGCGCTCGCTCGCCCCCATCAAGGAGGACTCTACTCCACTGCAGCATGCTAAGTCTACTGCATCTTACATGCGGTTATGTGGCGATGGCGCCTACCCGGTACGTGGTTGCGAGTCACCACGGGTAGGCGCCATCTAGGTCTGGGGGAACGCAGGAGGAGAGAGGGAACACCCTGTAACTCCCACGTTCTACCGCGCCAAGACCACCTAAGACGGAACGTTACCTCAGCGCTGAATCTGGCGCTACTAGAACGTAGGCGGACCTTCAGCTGCGTCCTGCTCCGGCGCCGGAGGTACGGGCGGAGGCTCATCCTCCGGGTGGGTATTCCCGTGGGCCAGGCCGGAGACGAGCGCGGCCAGGAGTGAAGCCGTGAACTGCTCCCAGTCTCCCTTACTGGCTTGCCAGACGCCGAAACAGAGCGCCGCCAAAGCGAAAATCGCATAGACGTACTTACGCCAACTGGCCGGGATCAGATCGGTGAACATCTTGCCTCCCTATTGCTGGGGGAGTCTCCTCCACCCAGTCCCATTTGCTCCCCAGTCTTCGAACCGGATACCAGAAACTATAGCTTGTAGTCTTCCGATAGTCAGCTCTGGATTGGTGGTAGCCGTTGGCTCTGCAAGCAATTGCTTGACGTTCAAGAGGTGCGTAGCAAGTTCATCAAACTCACGACGGACCATACTCATCTCGCGGCGGACATCGGCCGCCTCGCGCCGCGCGTCGGCAGCCTCGTGTCGCGCTTCTTTGGCGTCCTGCGAGAGCCGCTCAATATCGCGGCGCATCTCATCCGCCCAACGAAAGGTGGATTCGTTGAGGTGAGCGGCTGCATCGACTCTTTGATTCCTCCGGCCCGCTAGCGCGTGTATTGCGGCAACCACACCCCCACCGCTAAGTACCGACCCCAAGACGGTTATCAGAATCGATGCCCAGTTCACCGCTTTGTCCCTTTCGCTACGGCTCTTAATTCTTTGCGGATTTGCCAGGCACGAGTAAGATGCGCACCAGCGAACAACGCAAGGACGGCCGCCCCCAACAAGCCGCGCCACGAGTAGCCGGTAGCGATGAATCCCAAAGCTGATATCATCAGCAATGGTCCGGCCGCCATCATCAAGCCGGCTAGTTCAAGTCCTAGTGCCCTCTCCCCCGAGAGTCTACGCCCAACTATGCCCATCAATCCCGACAAAGTCAAAGTCGTGGCCCAAACTAGCTTGAATATCAAAGGAGCATGCGATAGAGCTACGGGATAGGGGAACGCTCCGAATAAATAGAGCGCTCCCACTAATGTCCCGTATCCAAGCATGAACTCTTCGTGCGGACTGACCCGACCGGAAATCACGAATGTGCTAGATGCCGTAGTCATATCCGCTCCCGTGAGTTAGCAGTTTACTTGGTGACGGCCGCTGCGAAGTGGGCGTCCAGTTCTTCATCCACCATGGCCCGGATCTCTTCCGCCGAACGGCTTTCCAGGAGCGCGGCCAGCTTGTCGATCTGCTCGTCAGTCAGCACAACGGTAGTCGCCGGGCGGCCTTCGTCGTCCATCGTGTAGATGTCGACGCCATAGATACCGGCGCGCACATCAGCCATAGCTACCGGCACGAATGCCGGCTTGGAGATGCCGCGCGCGGAGAGGTTCAATGCCAGCGACCGCATGTCGGCAATTCCGCGAACGGTGTTGCCGGCCATAACTGCGATTTCGCCCTTTTCTCCACGCAGGAAGTAATCCATGTCGTCCTGTCCCTTTCCTTCGAATTCAAGTACGGCGGCCGGGATGGAATCGCCCGACCAGTAGCGGATATGCCAAGGCTCGCTTTGGAGTTCGTGCGAGAACCCAAACCTACCTTCGTTCGCCACCAACCAGGCCAGAGTGACGTTATCCAGGGGGTCGGTTGCTACGTCGGTGTCGTTCTCCTCGCCGGTATCGATCGCCAGCGCCCAACCGTGGTTTGACGTTCCGGGTACGGCGGCCACGGCCGTATTGGGGCGCTGATACCAGCGTTGGCCATTCCACATTACCGATGGCCGGCCGCTTAGCGGCGTAGTGGTGTATCGCGAACGAAACGTACTCTCCTGTACCGCATAGGAACGATACGAGTCGTTGACGGATGTGGCTTTCAGAACGTGACCTGATTGCAAAGCCGTAGCCGCCAATGCCCGCCAAGCGCGGGCGGCAGGTTCTACCAAACGAACGACGGGACCGCTAGCTTGGCCCGGCGTGTCGACGAGAATCGACGACGGTAGCTTCCCGTTTGTCTTACCGCCCAACACAGCCGGCATAGTTACGGAATGTACGGGGTATGCCATCTATCCCTCCTTGCCTCGCTACGGATTCTACCGCTATTGGGCTTTCCCAATGATGACTACGCGACGGCTGCGGCTAGTCGGCGAAGCGTTCGCCATCAATACAACCAATACGCGATCGTTCAGCGCCGGCGCCGCGATTGTCTTGAGCGGGGTAAACGGAAGCGCCGTTGTCTCGCCATCCAGCTTAATCCGCAAAGGGGATGCCTGCGTAACGGTAGCCCAGATATGGACGTCATGGTCCGGATTCTCGGGCGGAACCAGGAGCCCCAAGTTACGATTCGTCATACGTCAGCCACCTGAGTCAGCGTTGTTGTCGCCAGCGCCTTTCCGTTGAGGTTAATGGCCGTCTTCGATACGACGTGGCGGTGATCAATGCCGGCCGTGAGCCTCCGGAACCTAGCGGCTTGGTTGACGGCTAGTCCCGGTACGGGCGCGTGCGAGATCTCCACGCCGGCCGTAGGGCTAGTCAGCTCATTCAATCGCTTGGCGGCCAGGCTATCTAGGATTGCCTGACTAGCGGCTTCAATCCCAGTTTCGGTTATCCCTTTGACGCGGCCGAGAGTTACTTGCGAGTAGGGCGAAGCCGGATTGACATTGTCAACGGTTGACGTCAACGCGGCCGTCGTCCCGTCGCCAATCCCCACCAGCGTCACACGGTTGGGGATCTTCCAGATGTCATTGTCTCTGTTGAATTCCGGGATATAGATGGACTTGTTGTCATCCAAGAACTCATAGAACAACGGCCGGTTGGCGGGTAGGATGTATGGGTCTCCGCGCATCTGGCCATCGAAGTTCGAGTAAAGGCTGAAGTAGTTGATGATTGCCAGCAAGTCATTGATGATTCGAAGCTTGCTAGTTCCAACTCCCCAGACCACATCTGCGGCCAACGTAGCGGCCGAAGGCGTCACCGCATAGTTGGTAATCCCGGCGCCAGTCAGCAACGTTACGATCGCATCCGTCACTACTTGGCCGGCCGCTATCGCATAAGTAGCATTGATGGTATCTTGGTCCAAGATGGTTGTGTTATCGAGCAGCTTGATGTCCCAGCTGCGGCCATTCCCGTAAGACTCCGGCGCTTCGGATACCAAGAATATCCCAAGGTTCTGCGACGGCAGCCCTTCGATCAACATGACCGGGCGGATATGGACGTTCAACCAGTCTACATTCTGGTTCACATCGCGTACGCTGATTCTGCCGCCGCCTTTTACTACGGCGTTTGCGATCCAGTCCAGCTCGCCATCCGTCACTCCATCAAGCCGGTACAACGGCGCATCTGAATTGCTGAGGACATCGAGATAGAACTTGGTGCTGCGGTTTCCGGTCAGGATCTCTTCGGGCGTAAAGACACGGACCGGAATGATTGGAGAGATTGCGAACCCGTCAACCTCATCAAGGGAAAGACTCAAGTCAAAGTTGGCGGAACCTTCGCCGTTACCCGGCGTGATCCCGCTTCCGGCCAATCCGATAGACAGGCCTACGTCTGCGGAGCCTTGCGACGGTCGCGATCCGGCGCCGCTGATACTCAGACTTAGCGGAACATCAGCCGTACCTTGGCTCGCGCGCGAGCCAGTGGCCGCAATCGCAATGCTTACTCCAACATTAGCCGTTCCTTGCGCGGCATTAGCGCCAGTAGCCGTAATGGAGATGCTCAGCGGGACATCAGCAGTCCCGGCATTCGTAGCGGAGGCTTTGACCTCAACAGCTACGCCAACCCACTTTTGATTGGGAGTTGTCAAGCCCGTCGTCTTCGCGGCGGCCGTCCCGGCATCCGTCCAATAGGCGCCATACCAGACAGCGTGGCCCGAAACATCGGTCGCCATAGTCTCGCCGGACCCGCTGGCCGGCGTGATGCTATTGATAGTCCGCCAAGTATGCCCGGTCGGGCTTGTTTCGGACCAGTCTACGAAATACCCGATGATTGCTGAGCCGGCAGCCGCCGTAGTCAGGGAGAGGGACGGCGCCGAACCGGGCCCAGCATTGCCCTTGCTTGTATTGCCGACGCCGCCCGTACCCGCCCAGCGGGTCACTTGGATGACGCCGGTAGCCGCGCCGCCGTTTGTGTTGCAGGAGAACGTAAACGTTTCTGCGGTAGTAGCGGTGGCGGTCCACACGTATAGGACGGAGTTGGATGTCAGGTTATGGAATTGCTTCAGCGTCCAGGTGAGGCTTGTGCCGCCAGTAGGCGTCAAGAATTGATCGCTAGTGCCGCCGTATTCGTCCGAAGAAGCCATCGCAACAAGCAGGTCACCAACTGCTGTGGTAACGCTTAGCGTCTTCGGCCAGGTGCCGTTGAACGCGCTTGTGTAGGTATTCGACGGCGAAGGCAACGGACTACCCTATCAGGTGGCGGTAGCGGTGAATGTCAGAGCCGTGATGCTGTAGTTTCCGCCGGCATTGTAGGCCGAGTCCCCAGTCAGCGCCTTGTTGCCGTAGAACGTTCCGCCGGACGACGCGCTGAACAAGAGGACGTTGGTGACCGAAGCGGCCGGCGTTCCGGTGAAGTTCAATGGGACGTTGGTGACGGTGATAACGCTTGGCGAAGCCGTGGAAGGCGTTCCAAGCGTCAATGCGACTCGCGCCGCACTATTCTCGCTTCCGGAAGTGGTGCTGCTTCCGAGAGCGGCGTAGAAGACGGCTTCGTTACCGTCATCCATCAGGGCCTTAAGGCCATCAGCAGTTAGCGCCATTGGAATCCTTCCTATCCAACATTCTCGTCGTAGTCTATCTTCGACACGTTGAATGAAACCGGATACAGGACCGAATCGGCGTTGTAGTCAACGCCTACGCCGCTCAAGCTTGAGAACATGCGCCGGCCGGTGTAATCTCTATACAGTACCACTCCGGTAGTAGCGCCGATCGCCTCAACTTCTTGCGGCTCCGAAGACAATCCGCCACGGCTCGGCGGGTACAAATCAGCTTGCACGGAGAGTGCGCGGTCCACAGCTTCGCCTGAAAGCTCAACTGGGTCTTCGCGGCCGGCGAAATGGTATCTAGCTTTATCACGCTCCACGCCGAACCTACCCGCCAAGCGGGCGCGCATTCTGACCATTTGCGAGAAGCTCGTCCCGGTAGTCAAGAACGCCCATTGTGGCTCGGCCGTCACGAGCTCTATCTCCGAACTGAGAGCGGAGGAGGGAACGGCTGAGCGGACTACGGCCCGGTACTTGTTGGAGCCGTGGATAGTCGGCATAGTATCTACCACGATCGCCACGAGGCTACTCGGGTTAAGGATCACGCCAGTCACCCAAGTGACCCATACGCCGCTGTTGTCAATTTGGCGTTGCAAGTCAACCGAGGAGATGTCAACAGTTACGCCAGGCGAACTCGAAGTCCCGATGATTGATATAACCGAACTACCTTGCAGCGCGTCATATGAGGCCGATATCGTGACGCTAGCTGGCGGCAGATATGCAACCGAGAATTCTTCGCGTTCCGTACCGGAATCGATTGACTCCAAGCCGGCCGCGCTTGTTACGTAGACACGAAGTCCGTACGTCTGCCCATCCAACAGCGTGGATGCGAACGTCCAGCTGGCGGTTGTGCCACTCCCGTTAGCTTCCTCAATTAGGGTTGCATCGCTGTAGTCGGAGAGCGCACCTTTGTGCCATAGCTTGGCGTGCCAGGAGGATTGCGCGCTGCTCTGCGCTTGGAAGTACGTCCAGTTCGCCGTCAAATGGGAAAGCGTATACGAACCGCCGGAAGGAGTGGAGATAGTCGAAGTTGGCCGCGCGCTCGTAGTGAAGGTAGCGTCTGCGGAGTAGGCCCCAATTGTTCCGTTCTCGCCGGCCGTCGCTACGTGCCAAGTAATTGTATGGCCGTTTGTGAGCGTAGCGGCCGGCAACGTATACGAGGAGACTGTTGAGGTGGTTGGCCCCACTGTGGTATATGAGCCGGCGTCAATCTTGTACTGTAGCTGATACTTGCTCTGCGGCGTTCCATCAGCAGGGTTATGCGTCCAGGTGAAGACTATCGCTTCGGCCGCATCTTTTGCGCCGCCAGCCGGATTCAAGCCTGTAGGCGCATTAGCGGTCGCTAGCAGCGTTATTGTTTCTGACTCGTTGGAGTAGCTGGAGTTCAGCGTAGCCCCAGAGCTCGTACGCGCACGGATCCGATACTTGTGCGTTACGGAGGTACTAGGCGCAACGTGATCCCAAGTAGTTGTTCCCGTTGAAACGCTTGTGATTTCCGAGTACGCTCCGCCGTTCTGCGACTCCTCAATGCGAACCGTGTATTCGGAGTAGTTGACGTTATTGGTCCAAGTCAACCGGATGTTGCCGCCGGCCAGCTTGGTCGCCACCAGGCTCGTAGGCGTACCAGGAGTGGTCCAAACTGCAGAGGTAGTTGCGAATCCGACCTCAATACCATTCGGGCCGTAAGCCGAAACCTGGTACGTGTACTTGTGATTGGCGGAAGTTGTGGTATCACTGTAAGTTGTTACTACGCCAAGCGTAGCGATGAGAGCGTAAGCGCCGCCATCAGTCGCGCGGTAAACCTTCACATTCTGGTATGGCGCGTTCGACGTACTGTTGTTGTTCCAGTTGACCGTCATCTGCGTATCGCTGACGCGCGTGACGGTTGCAGCCGAAGGCGATGCTACGGTCTGGGGGATTTGCGGTAGCGAGACGCTACTGATGGTCGCCGTTGAGGTTGCGCCTGACGAGCCCTTGTGGGATCCCGTCATACTGATTGTGGCGTTACCGTTCACATCATGGTTAATAGTGACCTGACCACCACCGAACCCGCCCTGGGCGATAGTGTTCACGAATGGGTAATCGCCCGGGTGGTTATGGCCACTATTGAATACGTGCGGTAGGGAGTTGCTGTAGACGGTTACGCTATTGACTACAACAGATCCGTTTTCGATTCTGTGGCAGTTGTCGCCGGCCGCGAAGTTGACAGCCCAGCACCAGTTAATCGTCGAGAACCCGTATCCTGCGCCGCCGCCATATGATTGGCCGGCCAAGTACCAAAAGATTCGGTTCTTGCCATTGAAGACGTCGTTGCCGCCAGTAGCATTGCCACCAGTCATCAGGCATTCACCAGTCCTCTCCGGCTATCGTTCCGCAAGCGATCAATGAAGTCCAGTAGGTCTTGAACGTCGCGGATAGAACGCAAGTCCTCCAGCGGCACATTCAAGTTAACCGTAGTGTTACTGGTATTGGACGTACTAGCCGCAGCGGCTCCAATTGCGCCGGCCGTCGGCGCCGTACCGGAGATCGCCGCCGAAACCTTGGCGGAGTTATCCGTCGGTAGGATAGCCGCCAAGTCCCCCAAGGCGCGGGTGGCCGCGTCGCGCACGGCGGCTGCGCGGTCCCCGATACCTTCGGCGAATCCCTCCATGAGCGCGCGGCCCGAATACAGCACCCAGCCTCGGCCGGAGAATGGACCACGCTTGGCGGGCGAGAACGGCCAGAGCGCGCGGAGCCCTGACATCTTGCTCTCGACCCAACTAACCATACTGTTCCAGAGCGACTTAATTCCGTCCCAGAAGCCCTGGACTAGCGCGCGGCCGGAGTTGAACAACGTTGATCCCAGATTACCAAGTGCCCCAAGGATCTTCCCCGGCAGGCTCTGCACAAAGGAGATCAACTCTTGCGCCTTAGCAACCGCAGCGTCCTTCATCTGATTGAAGATGTCGCGCGCTCGCGTCACAATCTGAGTCAAGCTATTAATGATGCTTACGATCTTGTCGCGCGCCCCGGTGAAGACGAGGACGATCCCATTCCAGACATTGCCTACAAGATTATGAACCTCTTGCATCTTGACTGAAATGAAGTCCCCGATTGCCTTGAAGGCATTCATGATCGGGACGACAATCCAGCCCCAGATCTTATCCCAAACAGCGCGAATAAGGGCCCAGGCACCTTGGATGCGGTCTACGATCCATGAGAGCGCGGCTTCAACTCCGGCCGTAACCGCCTTGAAGCCGGCAATGACCGGAACGGCAATGAACTGCCAGAGCGCATTCCAGATCCCGGATACCACAGTCCAGAAGATCTGGAACATTCCGGTTATGACTGCGAACGCGGCGCTAACAATGGCGCTAATGAGGTCGAAGACGGCCTTGGTAACCGGCCACAAGAAGTTCCAGATCTTCATGAAACCGTTGACGAACTCCTGCACAACGGCCGACAACTGCTCAAAGACAAACTTGCCAACCTGGAAGATCGCATAGAATGGCGCGATCACTACGGCAGCAATAACCTTACCGATTGTCTCCAGAACATTAACGAATGTCTTGAAGCCGGACACCATCTCCGGGATATGGGAGATTACAAATGTCAGAACGGCAATGAGGGCGCTGAAGATAGGACCAATGATCTTCAGCAGCAGCGGGATAAGGAATCCCAGCGCCTTACCTAGAACCTCCGCTACGACCTTTGCGACCGCAAGGAATGCGCTAGCAATCTGGATGATAGTAGGCATTGCCTTGTCGAGCGCGGCCTTGAGCTGGATCCAGGCCGGCAGGATCCGAGTCTGAATAAAGTCGCCGATTGCCTTGAAGGCCGGCGCCAAGTTCTTTTGGAGTGAAGCAGCTATTTCGCGGACCGCAGGGATGAATTGAGTCCTGAAGAACTCAGCAATTGGCCTGACTACTGCAAGAATAGCTTCAAATATGGCGCGGCCAACCTGGCCCAGCTTAGCTAACAGATCACGGAACTGCTGACTGCGATCATAAGCTAGCTTGACTGCGGTTGCGATACCGATAATCGCTAGCACTATGCCGGTTATGATGGCGGCAATCTTTACCGCCGCCAACGAGGCAGCTACGCCGGCGACCACCGCTCCCACAGCAGCAATCGCCGATATCAATCCAAGCAAAGCAACGGCGGCTACACCGGCGAATGCGATCAGCTTCTGCCATTTGGGGTCCAGCGCGCTAAACTTGTTGACCAAAAGCGTTATGAAGTCTGTGACTTTCTTGATGGTCGGAAGCAGCGCGGTTCCAAAGGCAATTGCGGCGCTCTCAACGCTTCCCTTGAGTTGTTCAATCGAGCCGGCAACGTTGTCCAGCCTCTTGGCCGCCACGCTTTGCGCGGTAACCTCCGACATAGACTTCGCCATGGCGTTGAAGCCCTCGGCGCCTTGCCCGGCCAAGATGGCCGCCGCGCGGATCGCGTCGGTACCAAAGATCGTCTCAAGGGCCATTGACTTCTGCTGGTCGGTCATACCCGCCAGGGCTTTGTTCAATAGGCCCGAGACTTCAGCAAGTGACTTCAGATGACCTTGCTGGTCGAAGAAGAGGTTTGTGCCGGTCTTGGTGACGAGGCCAAGCTTCGTCATCAATTCGGTTTGCTTCTTGGTGGTAGGTTGCAGATTCTGCAACATCGTCTTGAGAGACGTACCGGCGTCGCTACCCTTAATGCCCTGATTCCCCATTAGGGCGATAGCGGTAGCCAAGTCCGAGAAGTTGACGCCTACCAAGTGAGCTACAGCGCCGGCCTGAGACATAGCCAAGCCGAAGTCGTTGACGTCAATGGCCGAGGCGTTGGCGGCGCCGGCTATCAGGTCGGCAACCTTTGGCAATTCCTTTGCGGACAACGCGAATTGGTTCATCGCGTTGGAGGCTATGGCGGCAGCGGCTGGGAGGGAAACTTCGCCGGCCGCCGCCAAGGCCACGGTTGCGTCCGCCGCGCCATTCATTATGTCTTCAACGGAGAGGCCGGACTTAGCCAACTCCTCCATTGCTTGCGCCGCGTCGCTCGCGGAGAATGCCGTGTCGGCGCCTAGCTTCAGCGCTTTCTTGCGTAGGATCTCAAGCTGATCAGCGGTGGCGCCCGACACGGCACCGATTGCAGAGATTCGCTTCTCGAAATCAATTGCGGAGTTAACCGCAAACCCAATCCCGGCAGCGATAGCCCCTGCGGCTACTCCGGTAGTTGTTGCAATTGTCTGGAAGCTACGGCGGACCTGGAAAGAATGCTTCTCCAGTTCGTCCATTCCAGAGACGGCTTGCTTTGCGCCCGACCCATCATACTTGATCCTGATTTGGCCTTCAGCAGTACCTAGACTGTAGTCGGGCATCTAGCATTCACCCCCTCTTTGTGGGATCCGCAAACCTCTGTTGTCTCAACCAACGCGCTCTCACCATAGACTGAGACAAAGCTATTTGGCTATCCGTCTTTCGCTTCCCCTTCCCGGGATTCGCCGCGCGTTCCAACTCGGCCTCAAACGCGGTACCAAAGGTAAACACCGCTCGGTCAAAGTAGAACGCGGTCGGTTGATCGGTCACCCCCAAGAGTTCGCTTGGCCTACAACGGTATTGCTTAGCTTGCTGCCAGGTTACCCATAAGCTGGCCGGATCCTTCACGAAAGGCAGTCAAGTCGGCGGAACCTCCGACCGCCCATTGCAGCAGGAACATCTTGTCGTCCAGGTCCACCGCGCGAACGTCAACGGCTTCGTTCTTGGCCGCATGTTCCTGCCGCCGGTTCCATTCGTCATCGGGCTCATTCTTGAGCTGGTAGTCCACCCACACTACCGGCTGTACCACGACATATGCCGTCAGCCGGTCTACCATCTCCAGCGCCATTTCGAACTTGGCCTTGTCCAGCGTCATTGCCTTGGCGGCGGCCTGAGCCTCTTCGGGCATAACCTTTGCGGCACCAGCGATACGGCCAGTCATGTTGGGGTCGACATGTTCCGTCTTCACCAAGGCAGTCAGATCGTCGAAATTGTCAAGCAGGCCGGCCTCGATCATCCCTTGCGCTCCGGGCCGGCGCGCCTGACAAGTAGCTCCCGATGGCAATTCCAGATCGTGCAGGTTCTCGGCGGAACCCTTTTGGCCGAGCGTGTAACTCTTCTTAGGCTTTGCGGGCATCCTAGCGCTCCTTCGCAAATATGGGTGGTATCCGGGCGATCCTTAGCTTACGCGGGGAACGGTCCCAGAATGTTGACGGTGACGGTGGTAAGAGTCCCGCCGTGCACCAGGTTGATCCGGCCGTTGCTGTCGCGGAATCGGGTGCTGGGAGTAACGGTGGCTTTCAGCTCGGTGTTAGCGAGCATGGAGCCGGCCGCCTTCACAACCTGATCCGCGAAGCCCGCCACGGCGCCGGAGCCCTGGGGGACCGGCGTTGTCGGATCCGTCACGGTGAACGCGCCGGAGGCCGTAGCCGTACCGCCGTTCTTGTAGTGCAACTCGTAGCGGGAATTGGGAGCGGCCGTGAAGAAGTCGTTGGCCGAAACGGCCACGTACGTAGGCGCCACCCCCGCAAGACCCAGGCTCTGTACGCTGGAAGTGAGATCCGCCATGTCGGTCCCCTTTCTGTCTACTCAGGACTGTCCTAACCGGACGGTCTGGCTTACGGGATAGCGGTCGCCGTCTCGTTCTGAACCAGGTCCCAGACCACGCCGAAGTCGGCGCCGACGATGAGGCATCCCAGACCCTGACCGGACGCGCCGGTCAAGAAGAACTGACCGTCACCGAATTCGCCGCTGAGATCGTCGGTTGCCTTGCAGCGCCAAACGACCGCGTGGACATCGCCGCCGCTGTCGGAGATGATCTGGCCTTCGACCTTGAAGTACGGGCGCTGATCGGTCTTCAGCTTCCGCAGCTTCTTGATGCGGTTGGGAGTAGTGCCGGTCGTAGTGAGCGTTCCGCCGTACATCGCCTGTACGGCTTCGAAGGAAACGCCACCGCCCTCCAGCTCCCAGTTGACCGTCGGTCCGTTGCCGTGGACTGCTACCAGCGAGTCATCGCCGCGCAATTCCTCGAAATCCTCCGTCTCGGTGAACGAGAATGTCCGGCCGTTCGGGAGGTCAATGCTTGCGCCCGCAAGCGCAGTTGCCGTGGAGTCAGTATACGGGGTGATCTTCACATCCCGCAGACCGTACGGCAACGGAATGGGCATCGTCATAGCTTCGCCCTCTCCTTCGTTGGTCGCGCGGTCGCAACGGGAACTGCGAACCGCTTGTCATTGAGACGTTCCCCATTGAGAATGTCCCAGCGGTGGATCACCACCGTAGCCGCTGAATGACCACACATCACAGAGCGACACCGAACCTCGAGGACTCCCTCGATGATCTCGCCATGCTTCTTGTGTTCACAGCGGACGTCCATTTACTCCACCGGCCCGCCGATTTCGAATTCCTCTTCGCCGTCGGCTCCGCCCAGGACATCCTCGGCGCCGGGACCAACGAGTTGGAATTCGTGCGCATTCTGCTTGAGGACTTCCAGCGCGCGCTCCTCGGTACCGGCGTAGTCAAGCCACTCCGAGTAGGGCAACTCCGAATTCGGAGTCCATCGCAACTCATCGCTGGCATTGTCGGCCGCGAAGTCCTGGCTCAGATCGCTCCGGCGCATGATCCGAAAGTCCTCGTGGCCGGTGAATCGCACGCATAGCACAGTCTCGCTCAGCGGCGTGTCATCGACGGTCTCTTCTGGCTCCATTGTCATCAACTCCCACTCGCCACAATAGTATGACTAGTCCAACGGGTATGCGCCCGGTAGCCGTCGTCATACAGGTCGTCGCTGTCTCCTCCGTAGTCTACCGACAAGATTGCTTCGTTGGAGTTAATCACACCAACCATGGCCGGCAGAATCGTCCGGATCTCCATAAGGGCTTTCATGATTGGCCCGAAGTCCGGTTGGCGATTGTACATCCAACAACCAACGGAAACCTTGTTGACTCTCCCGATCCCTCTGTTTGTCACGCCCCAACGGATGATCAGGAATCGGTCGCCAATTGGCGCGTCCGGCGAAAAGTTCGGGGCGATGGTATCCGCGTTCAGCCCCAACCCTACCAAAACCGGAGAAGCCAGAAAGCGCGCATAGACGGCTTGCCTTAATGCCTCGCTAGCCATTACACACCTCCCAGCTTCAGCCGCGCGAATAGCTTGTTGAGAACCTTCATGGTATCCGGCCCGAACCGCTGAATGGTTGGCAAGATGATGGCGTACCTACCCGCCCAGCGGACCTCAAGGAAGATCCCATAAGAGACGCGGTGGAACAAGCGGATCGCGTGTAGCGCCAACGGTTCCCATACCACCGCAGAGCTCAAACCGTTACGCGCATTGCCAGTCCGGTCCGTCCAGCGCGCATTGACCTTCATGTAGCCCTCGGCCTTGCTGGCTTGGTACACCATGACAGCATGGATCATGTCATCTAGCCGGCCGGGAAAAGTCTCTATGTTCTTACGAAGCGCGCCGCTATTGAGATCCAGCGAGATAGTCAGGCCGCCACCGCCGCCAGTAAAGCGGCCTCTGCTATCGCGACTAGGCATGACGGACCACCGCCGCGCGTACCTCGTAGCCGTTGGGAGGGAAGACTTGGGCCACTTCCCAAGTACCGTTGAGGTCCGTCCAGTAGTCCCAAAGCCCTATGGTGGCGTCATGCCTTCCCAATAGCATGAAGTCAATCAATCGCTCGCGCCCGTCGCTGGTTTGTACCACACCCGGACGTGGCGACAACTCGGTACTTTGATCAATCAATCGCAAAACCTGCGGCGGACGCGGATTCCCATCAACGAAGCGCGCTCCGACCCCATCCCTCTGGCGGGTACGCGGAATCAATACAAGCGTTGTTGGGTTAGCATCAATGAACGCTGCAGTATTCCGGCGCTGCAACTTAAGTTCAGCGGCCGAAGTCATTAGTCTCTCACTAACCGCTTGACGCGGGTGCCGGCGCCGCTACCCGTGGGCGGCTGCGAAGCAGAGATTGCGCGGATTCGCATTGTCTCCGCCATTCCGAGCGCCTGCTCGTAGATGTCGCCCATCTTGCGCGTCGAGCCGCCTTCCGAGACATCAACCAATTCGGCCGTAGCGGCGGCTTTCTCCAGCCAAATGTCATATGCCACCGAGTATTGGCTCGCGCCGGCCGCATCCAGCCGCGCGCCCAACGCTATGTCGGTGTAGCTCGTCTCATCCGGCTCGGCAATCAGGAGGCGCAGAGCCGCGATATCAGAAGCGCTAGCCATGTCATCCTCCTAATAGGACGTTCCGGAGACGGGGCAGGCGTCGGGCGATCCTGCCCCGTCGGTTCGGGACTTACTCGGCGAAGTACTCCGTGAGCGCGGCGGCCATCTCAGCGACGGTGCCCTTGCTCAGGTTTGCGTCCGGATCTTCGCCATTGACGCGTTCGATCTCAGCCTCGAGCTCTGCCTTCTTCATCGTGCTGAAGTCAGGCGGCGGCTGCGAATCCTGCTTGGCTCGCATCGCTTCGAGCTCGGCCTTGAGGCGCGCGTTCTCGGTGGCCAGATCGGCCTGGTCCTGGAGCGTGAGGCCCTGGCCATTGAGATCGGCCGCTGCCTTTCGCTCCTGCTTCTCGAATGCCGCCAAATCTTCGGCGTCCGGCGGGTACGCCTCGTCCAGTCGGGCCTCCAGCGCCATGCCATGGGCGCCGAGCTGGCGGAGGTATCGCCGATTCTCTTCCGAGAGCGGCTCATCCATTGGTACCTGGCGTGACATCAAAACCCCCTTCCAAGGGCTCTAACCTTTGGGGCGGAAGCGATTGCACGCTCCCGCCGCCATCAGTTATCAGGCCGACCAGGCGAACGCGGCCGGTACGGAGTAGGCGCCAGCGGTAACCTTCATGACCGCTGCCTGGCCACGCCGGCCGATGCCGGTCCCGAGGCCCTTGATGAAGAACGAATCGATCAGCGGGTACGCCTGGTTGTTGCCGGGCCGGAGAATCAGACCGCGCAGCGTGGCCTGAGAATGCTCGCGGATACCGACCACACCGAGATTCGTGCTCCGGCCAAGGGTAGCCGCAGCCACCAACCAGCCGGACGGAATCTGGCCGTTCTCGATGATCAAGTACGGCCCATACGTACCAACGACGTTCATGCCGGCGAAGGTGTTGCCCGGCTGACCGCCAGCGGCGACCTCCCAACCAACGGGGAGCAAGAAGCCGGTCCCGGTGGCGGGGATGAAGTCATAGACGGCCGTCACGGAGTTGTTGTTCACAACACCACGGCGGAACGTCTTGATGACGTCCGATTCGGTCTTGTTGACCAGAATGAGCGGCGTGTATCCGCTCGCCTGGTCGTACCCGTGCTCGGTCACCAGCGAGACCAGGTTGTCGAGGTCCGTGCTGTCCAGAGTCGCAGCGCCGGAAGCAACGTAGTGCGTGTGGGTCGCGCCGTTGAACGTAACCCCATTGAACGGTGGGATCGTAGTCGAGTCCGCGTTGTAGAGCGCCGTCACGGTGTACGCGACGTTGTTGACGGTAGCGGTCCGGTTGGCGTTGTTGAAGATCGCCTTCATGACCTGTTCGAACTGAAGCCGGTTGTCCGCCTCCAGCGCCATCTGCATGACGGCTTCGATCTGCTGGCTGCTGGCACCGTCGGTGTTCCCGTTACCCGCCAGGAATTGGAAGGTGTAGCCCTGCCGAAGGTCGTACCACTTGAACGGGAAGGCCCGCTGGGTGACGACCGGCGCCGGCCGGATGGACTTCGGGATACCGAATTCGGTCGCTTCCTCGAAGCGTTCCGTTCCGGCGTCAACGATGTCCTCGATCACGTTGTTGACCGAGAATGACAGGAGATCGACCAGCGGAGTCCGCTGAGCGTTGAACGTGTCCAGGATGTCATTGAAGGCAGCCCAGATCGCGTTCAGATCCTGGCCATCGCGGGACCTGACGAGGATATCGCCACTGTTGCTAATGCCCTTTGCCATTTGCGTCTACCCTCCTTATCAGGTCGTAGCGGCCGGGCAGCGGACGACCATCCGGTCGAGTTCGATCATCTTGCCGACGACCTTACCCGAAGTGGAAGTCGCGTCCACCGTTCCAGCGAGGTGGGCGTAGACGATTGCGCCGGCAGTAAATGCCGTCCCAGCCGTCATTGTTGCCTCGACGATTTCGCCGTGGGTCATGACGTCAATCATGTCCCCCGCAGCGAACGCCTTCTGCGCCACGATGAGTCCCATGACGGCGGTTTCAGCCGCGCCGCCAATGACCACCTGGCCAGAGGTGTTGATCGAGACGGCCTGGATCTTGCCGATGTCCGTGGCGGTAATCGCCGCCAGAAGCGGCGCCCGGAAGCCACCCGACACCGGATCGTACTTGTCAAAACGTGACATGGGCCTTCCACTCCCTTCCTGTATCGGGGGCGCTCGGGGTGCCCTACAGTTTCTGCCTCAACGCGGGGTACTTAGCCGCCAAAGCGGCCTTGTCCGGCGTTGTTCCTTGCGGCGGCGCAATTCCGCCATTCGCCGGAGAGGTTCCGGGTGGTGGCGTTGTCCCCTGTCCTTGACCCTCGGCCGGCGCCGGCTTGACGAGCCAGGGATTCGCTGTAGCGAGTGCCTTCAGCGCATCCTTCATCCCGGCCACGTTCCCGTCCGCGTCAACCGTGATCTTCGAGCGGTCCAGCAGCTTCAACGCCGCTCCGGGGTCATGCCATTGGTGCTCATTGGCGGAGAGGAATGCGTTTTCGACGCGCAGCGCCTGATTCACATTCGTCAACTCTTCACGAACCTTCGTGGCTTCGGCCAAGTCACGCTCCAGCTTTTGAAGCTGAGGCATATCCTTGTCCCGGAGTTGCGCGTGGGCCGCTTCGGCTTCCGCTCGCTTCTTATCCGCTGCGGCCAACTGGGCGACCACCCGATCGAATTCCGTCCGGCTAACGGCGCTCTGTCCGCTGTCCGGTTGGGCTCCTGCGGGCGGCGTAACGGCGCTCTGTCCGTTGTCCGTGTTTGCAGCGGCGCCTGTACCCTCGGTTCCGGTTCCGGCGCTCTGTCCAGTTCCGGTAGCGGCGCTCTGTCCGCCCAATGGGTCAGTCATGGATCCTCCTGAGTATAACCCGACGTTATCCCCAGAGTCTACCGGGGATGTACAACCTAACTGTTTCCCTTTGATATCTTGGCTTTCAGGCGCCTAAGCAAGACAGGCCTTGTCTGCGAACTGGCGCCCGGCAATTGATAGGTCTTAGCCAATGCCTTCAAATCCGGGACCCGCATAGCGTCCAGCAACCTCACATCCCGTGTGAAGTCCCCATATATGCGCTTAGCGGTTTCCAGCTGAGTAGGCGTCAAACCGGCCGGCGCACCTACCCCGCTAGCCCTAGCTCGCCCAATGCTACCGGCTCGCATTGCCGGAGTTGGCTTGGGGGCGCTACTTGGGGGAGATGTGCGCCCTCTAATGCCGCCAGAAACGCTCCTGGGCGTAGGCACCTCCGGCTGCTTAGCCGTCGCCAATGCACGCTGCTCGTCCAGCCATTTGTTGTAATTCCCATTGACCAGATTCTCTAGGAATGCGTCTTCTTCCAATTGCACGGGGGCAACGTAGCAGAAGCAATGAGGGTGTGGCTTGCGCGGAACTTCATCTTTGGGCCAAATGCCTTTGCCCAACTCAAACTTGTCCTCATCCGCAAACTCATCACAGACATCAGCCCTGGGATGGCTTCCGGAGAGATACCATCTCATCCCGGTAACCCAAGGCTTGTCTTGCGCTTGCTGAACCGACACCGCATGAAAGGCGTTGTTGATCTCCGAACGCGCCAATCGCGTTGCAGCATAGCGAACGCCGCCCGGCGTATTGGGATTGAACCAATCTACGGCCTCAGCGGCGAACTCGCGCGCGGTCTTGCCCTGAGCCAGGAGGGAATTGATCCGCTGATCGATCCGGCTCCCCAGCCAAACATCGTTGCGGTATATGCGTTGCGCCAGATCTGTGTAGCTAAATCCCATACGCGCCAACGCTACATCAGTAGTCCGCGCTAGCCCGAACTGAAGGTTGGTGAGGACTTCTCGGGCCAATGTGCTTTGCCCCAGCGCATCCAAGACAAAGGCGTCCATAGCATTACCAAGCTGGATAGCCCTCGCACTAGCCTCCAGCCGGCGCGCCTCAACTACCCGCCCAAGCTGGCGGAGCAACTGCGCCTGCTGTTCCAATATGGCGCGCCTAACTGTTGCCATTTGCGCGTACCGGACCGGATCGCTTACCGACAGTTGCGCCTTGGAAAGCAAATGCGCCATATCGGAGCGGATTGAATCGGCCGCATCCGCCAGCATAGCCGAGATCTGCTGATCCGTTGCGACTTGAACCTGCGCGGAAGCGCGGGCCCAATCGCCCGGTACCGGCTGGCGGATGGGACCTGTCACGCCGGCACCCACCTACCATTGCGAACATAGCCGTGCTTGTTACAACAAGGCCAGAGGAGGCTGGGCTCAAGATGCAACGGCTCGGACGAAACCAACGTATGTTTGATAACGCTGGCGGACATCCAGCGTGGCGCAGGCAGGTTGGGCGCTACGCACCAATGCCAGATGAGAATCCCAGCTTGCGTTGGGTCATCGGGATTTTGCATGTAGTACGTATCGTCGCCTAATGGTCGCGCTTCAATGCCGGACCAAAGCGAAGGAGGATTGTCGTGGTTCGTGTTGTTTGTCATGCGGGCGCTCCTGCATCAACTGGCGGCTGCGGCGCCGCTTCAAGCCCCAGCCGGGTAGCTTGAGCGTCAAGCTCAGCCTGATTCGCGGCCGCCATACGCGCCAACAGATCCGAGGGGAACTGGAACCCAAGCTTGGTTGACAAGTACTCCTGCGCGAATTGCACGTCAATGATCTTCGCGGTGATCAAGTCAATGATCTCTGCGATCACCGAAGCGCGATCCACCGGCATTGGGTCGCCGAACGTCACGTTGACGTCAAATTGACCCTCAATTGGTTGGCGCCCCTCGTAGGCCGGCGCCCAGCCATTCAACAGATCAAACAGCATCTGCGTAAGGACTTCCGCCATGCCGGTCTCGCGCTCAGCGTTGGCGGAGGTAACCGGCGCCATCTTGATAGCGAGCGCCACGCCGCTTTCGGCCACCTGAACATCAACCTTACCAACGGCAATGTCCGGCACGCCGGTAGCTTCCAGCGCGGAGCCCTTCAAGCTATTGACGTGATCCTGCAACGGGTCAACGCTTTCGACGCCCGCCACGCGGCCGAACTTCTTGCCGTCTCCCAACTCCAGCACGGAAGCCGGCGCGATGATCCAATCGCCTTCACTTCCATCAGCGTTGACGGGCGCGCCGGAGTCGGTCCAATAGACGCCAATCCCGGCCAAGGCAATAGCCATGTCCTCATCCGACATCCCCTGCGTGATGCCGGCCAGGACCGTCTCCAGTCCCTGCAACAGCGAGTAACCGTATGGGCCATTCTGCGTGTTTTTGAAATGGTAGACAGGGATGGAGGTGATCTGGGCCGGCAGCATGAAGCCCTTGAATGCGAACTCCGTATGCCATTGACTCCAATTGACCCAATTCGGAGGCTGCACCGGACTCAGGTCGGCCGCGCTCAACGGGAATCGGTCGTCCCATTTGGCTTGCTCGAAGAAGTCCATCTTGTAGTAGATGCCGCCAATGGAAGAGCCCTTGACGGCCGCCGCGTCCTCAGGCGTCAGGATTCGCTGGTACCACTCGCGTTGCGCGACAACCGTCTGCCCGTCCGGCGAAGTCAGGATGGACACAATGTACACGCCGGCGATGCGCTCGCTGTCAGTCCCCATAGGGATTGCGAAGTACTGAGCGCCATCAAGCAACGTGATCCGTAGCCGGCGCCCCTCCGGCTTGCTTGTGTCAGCGCTGATTTGCATGAATGCGTCACCGCGCCGCAGCATGGTCCGCTTCATCTCTCCGAATTTGACCTTGAAGCCCTCGCGCTTGAACAGATCGCCGGCCCAAGTAGCCAACTCCGCTTGCGCTTCCGGCGTCGCACTACTGGTAACGGGTATCCCGTATGTGACGGTGAGATCGTGTCCCAGGTATCGGTTAGTGCCCTCCACAATCGCGCGCCCGAATGGGATATAGCGCCGGCCCTTGGGGTCATCATCCGCCCGCAGGATGGCGAAGAATGCCTCTTGCACGTTGTTGATGATATCGTCATACGTCCAATACGATTGCACGCGCTGGACGTCGTTGATTTGCTTCGCGCTCACGTACGTCGGGGCTGGGCGACCCAGCGCCACCGCCGTTGCGTATGGGGATACCACGGGTGCTCCTCCTCCGGTTAGCCCAGATTCTACTGGGTCAGCGCGTAGCCTTCGCCTTAACCTGGCGGGTCTGGACGTACGGACTTCCTAGCATCCCAGAGAACATACGCCCCAAGGCTTCCGGCGTATGATCGTCTTTCTTCAATGGGTTCTCCGGCGCCGAGCGGCCTTTCTCGCTCGCCTGCTCCGCGCTCTCCTTGTACCTGTAGTCATTGAACTCACGGATGGTGTTGGTACATTTACGATTGACGGTCAATTGCGGTTTCCTGAATCCGTCTTCCCCCACATAGCTCACTTTGAGCTTACGGCGGAACCATTCCAGCCTGTCATTGATCTCCAGCGAGCCCGGATTCATACTACGAACCCGCAACATCTGCATTAAGCGCCGCGTCCGGTCTGGCTCCGCTGGGTCTGGGTAGAAGCCGCGCAGCGTTGCCGGGTTCAGGCCGCGTTGCCTAATGATATCTGCGAACTCTTCGGTAGTCAGGCCGCGTTCGTAGACCTCTTCCAAGATGTGGAACCGTTGGTGTTTTGGATCCACTTGCACAAGCAACCAAACGGATGGGTTGGTGAATCCGTAGTCGGCGCAAGCCCAAGTCTCCCAGCCGGCGCGAAAGCCATCATCATTGACGTGGATCTCTTCATCAAAGTCCTTGAACACGCGGCCCACGAACTCCGTGAACATCGCTGCAATTTCTTGATTGAAGCTCTCCTGCGACATGTCTTGCCAGAGCGCCCAGATTTCAGGATGGATCCCGACCGGATGCATAATGCCGGTGTCTCTATCAAGCTTGTAGCGGCCTAGCTCCTTCAACGCATCTATGGCCTTATTGAGCAATCCATTGCTAGCCTGCTCCGCCAACCACTTGAATAGTCGTTCGTCTACGCCGCCCTCATATACGTATGGGTTATCCCAAGCCGGGACCCGCCAACTACGCCAGTCGGTTCGATCTGGGTTCTGCCCATCTACATAAAGGTCATAATACCAGTTCTTGCCTTCCGGCGTAGAGCCAAACTGCGCCCAACCAGTAAAGTCCGCCAATGTTGGACGCACAAACTTGATCCAGACAGACGGCTTCAGCTTAGCCGCTTCTGAGAACACCACTCCGCTCAGGCCCTCGCCAACCAGTGTGCCGGGATACTTGGCGCTCTTGGCGGTAATCACAAACCGCTTATCAAACAAGCTGATTTGCATAGCGCCTGACTCAGGGTTGTTGTACGTCCCCGGATGATCGAATGAGAACCCCAACCTATCCAACGCATTGTATATGACGCGAAACTCCTTCTCGGAGTCGCTGTACTCCGGCCCCACTATCCAGAATTCGCGCCGCAATCCTAGCCGCTTCAATCTCTGCAACTCAGCGTAAGCGCGGAATGCCTCCGGCGCTAGCCGCATAGCGCCGACCTGACTCTTTCCCACCCGACGACCGCCCGCAAAGACCTTGTTACGAGTGGGATCTAGCAACACCTCACGCTGTAACGGGTACGGCCGCCAGCCCGTATATTGCCATATGCGATTATGGCGCTGGTCAGTAGGGGCAGTTGTGACCAGCTGTCCCATTATGCGGCCTCGGCGGCTTTCATGGATTGGTCGAACGCTTTGGTACGCTTACAGTTCTTGCAATCTACTCCGTACGGATTGACAACGCCGGAAATTACCATGCTTGGGTAAGCATTCCTCTCCACATGGCAGGCGTACTTGTAATTGGCGCCTTCGGAAGGGATGCGCAAATGCGATTTGTAGCTCACGGCTTGTCCTCACATCCGCAGGTTTCGGTATGCCGGTCCCCGTGCTTACCGTCCGGGCCAAGCGGCCGGTGCCGATCGCATTCATCAATGAGTCTCTGCAACCGTTCGATATGGACCAGCTTGTCAGTCCGCATAGAGAGCCCCATCCAAGTCTGCGCTATACAAAGGGTTTCGCGCAGCATCTTGGGACCATCTGGCACCGTGTAGCTAGTCATTCCTCTTCCTCGCCGGCTTCAAGTCTATCAATGGCGGCATCCAGGAGGCCGCGCGCCCGGTACCAAGGGATGGAGCCGCCGCGATAGATGATCCCATATGTAGTCTTGTCGTTATCGCTATCATCCATATCCGGCTTGATCTCCGCCGTGATGATGATCCAATCAACAAGCGTTCCCTGGGCCGCATCGGTATCGGGATGCTCCCTGTACCAGACAGCGCTGTGCTTCTCTATCGCGGCTTCAAGGGCATCCAACGCAGCCCTTTCCTCAACGCTCCGGGCCATGCCGTTTACCCTACCTGCGTCTGCGGATCAAAGGCGCAACAATCCAATGGTAGCTGCACTTCGCCGTCAGCCAGCTCCGGATTCTCAATGACCGCCTGAATGTGACGGTCAACGCGGACGAGCATTCCAGGCTCCCAGTAGGGCGGCGGGCCTTCCTGCCCAATTGGGACTTGGATTCGGCGCAGATCGTACTCAACCAATACAACCCCGCACCATTCGCAACGCTGGCGCATGAAGATTCCGAACAGCGTGAGGCAAGCGCCGGCGATATGGACTACGGTCTCAGGCGCCAGATCCCAAAGGCGCGGGCCAGCTGGCTCCGGATCAGGCGCAGCAAGGTCGCTCAACTTGATGGGGCCGCGTTCGGGGTCAATTGGCTGCATCAATTCGTCTAAGTTGTGATCGCGCACATACTTCATGAATGCATCTTCCGGATCAACGCTTGTTGACATGATTCCCTCTCTCAATGGGAACGGTACGCCCGTACCGACCAAGGAAACGGGCGCACCGCGCTCACAACGTTAGCCGGCTAGCAAGCCAACGTCAGATTGGATAGGTTGGTGACCGTGGAGTAGTCCGCGCTCACGTCACCCAAAGAATTGTTGCTCCAGGTGATCCGGCCGCACGGGTTCTCGATCAGCGTCGAGCCGGTACCTGATGCCCATTCGTTGCGGGCGATGACGTTCCCGGTCGCCGTTGCGCCGTTGCCAGACGCGCCACCGATGCGGAACGAGTAGCTACCGCCCACCAGCAGGTTGTTGATGAATTGCGGCGCCGGTCCGACGTCTCCCGACCAGAAGATCGGAGAAGTGGAAGGGTGACCGCGCATCGTGAAGGTATTGTGGCGGAGCACCACGTTCGCGCCGGAGCCCGACAATTGAACGCCATCGCTGTGGGCGCCTCCGGCTGCGTGCTGCTCCATGTAGGAATCCGTGACGGAGATGTTGTCTCCCTCGACGTCCACACCGTCGCCGCCGGAGTACGATCGCACTCGTAGCAACGTGAAGTTATGGCCGCCGAAAGCGGACTCACGCGCATACGGATCCGAGCCCTTGGCCTGGATGGTGACGTCGGTAAATGTCACCGATCCGAATGTCTGCACTCCACCGAATTGGCCGGCGTAGATGACGCTGTTGGTCACCTTCACGCCGGTCGCATTGACGGTCAGCCAGTTGGCGCCGCTGCAATCGAACAACTTGTGATCGTAGACGGCGTTGTTGGTATTCAGCACGCAGCCCTGCGAGGAAAGCGCACTCATCGCACCGAGGTATCCGGTGTTGGCGGCCGTGGGGAAGCTAGGTGCCGGCGGCTGAGTCGGCGTAGGCGTGGGGGTCGGAGTGGGACTTGGCGTAGGCGGCTCGGTGGTAGCCGGTGGAGTTGTGGGGACCGGAGTCGTTGGCGCCGGCGTGGTTTCCGTCACAGTAGGCGTCGGCGTAGCGGTAGGCGCGGTCAGACCGGCGATCACCTTGGCCTGGATGACGATGCAAGCCTGGGCCGTTGCGGTTTCCTCAGGCGTAGTTGCGAACTGGACCTGGAGCTCGCAATTGTGGCGCAGCTGCTGAGCAAACAGCAGATCCTCAGCCGGCGTAGCGGCCGACGCGCTCGGGATCGCAACCAGGACTGCGAGTCCGGCCACAATCAGGCTCGCCAGAGCGGCGAACAGATTTCGCTTGCGATTCACATTCTTCCCCTTCTATGGTCTTTGCTCTTCAGAGCCTACTAGAGTTTGTCGGTCGACAATGAGGATACGCAGGTCTCGCCACCACTAATGATCTTTTGCACAGCCACATCGTGACCGCCGCTAGTGGCGTCGCATTCTATCACTATGCCTGGACCGAGCAGCGGGTCAAGTGTTGCGGTGATCTGACTGTTCACCACAATACCGGGCTGGAACCAGATGGTGTGGGTATACGGCGTCTCGGTGTAGATGGTGAATGGATAACCCCCGTGCACGTTGCCTTGTACTGGCGCGTTCGGGCTTGTCGCTGTGATCGTGACATTCGCCTTGATATGGTTCAGGCGCTCACCCGAATCAACCTCAGCTACCACCACGTGCCAATTGACGGCAATTGCGTTGCCAGGCATCCCCTGCGGTCTAGCCGGCTTCTCGATGATCCCATTGCCCGGTTGGGCAGCCTTGTGGTCCGGATTGCTTGTAGGGATCCCATCGGTTGGACCGCATCCCGCCAACGCTATCACAAGCAGCGCTGCGCATACCATCTTTACTTTGTTCACTTGCCTCTCCTACAGTTGAGCGCGCGCGGTGAACGCGGGCGGCCGACAAGTCACAACCGGACCGTGGAAGTATTCCCCTCGCACGCCAGGAATGTTCAGCTTTGCCGTTGGCGCAAAGACATCGGTACTCATGGAAAGCGAGAGCGGCGCCACATCCTGGGTAATGCGGCACATCAAGCCGATTTGCGAATTGGTGGGCACCGGCAAATGCGCCAAGCCCGGCCCAGTCTCAACCTTTGCAATGAGCTCGAAGTTCATGACCGGCGCGCGGAGACTCCTGTTGTCCCATGCCACCACAATCGTTGCCCGCCAAGGTGTGTTGCGAAGCGCATTCCAAGGCATTGACTGGGTGACTTCCCCATTCCCCAACTCAATGAACTGAGCGGGGACGCCGGAGGCCGTGACGTACACATACAGGCTGACCGGGATGCAGTACTCCAGGTTCCATTGCGATTGTGGCTTATCGGCGGCCACGCTGATGGAGTCAACCTTCAGCGTATACACCGCATAATCAAAGCCCTTTGGGACCATTCCGCCCGGTACCTTGACGGGCGTGTCATCCGGGAATGGTTGCTGCTGCTGGCATCCACCGGGCGCCGGCGCTGAGTGCAATTGACCATACGGATTGAACCAAGTGTGGATCGGGCCGGGATCGCTGCCCGGCTGCTTAGTGCAAGCAACCATCGTTGCTAGCAATGCGAGTGCTGCCATGATCGCCCGAACTTTCATTGATCCCTACCAACCCTCAAATTTGGGCCTGCCCGACGGTGGCGCCGCTTTGCTGCGGCGCGTCTTCGGTTTAGTCTCCTCCTCCGGCGGAGTTGGCGCTGGTGGATCCTCTGGCGAATCTTCGCTGCCGAATTCCTCAGCTAGCATCTTCTGCCATTTTGGCGTCTCAATGCTTAGATCCACGCCGGCCCGGATTCCGGCCCGGTCCATCACCTGTGCAGCGGCGCGAATCCGAACCTCTGGCGCGATGCGCTCATCCAGCGCTATGTTCTCAAGCGCAATTGCGATATTGTGAGTCGCCAGCGCGAGTTGCTTCTTCGCGGCGGCTATGACTTGCGGCGCGTTACCGCCGTGGGAGGCGCAAACATCACTACCAATGCTAGCCCAGTTTCCACAAGGTTGGTATTGGCGCCTACCATCTTCGTCCAGGATTGGCTGCCCACGAATGGCCTTGTCGTGGTGATTGCGATCGTGCCGCTTGACGGACTTGCCCTTACACTTGATTTTCTGCCTTTCCGGGCCGCCAGTAGTCACTATCGCCACCTCCCACACAACCGATAGGTCTAACGCTAATCGCTTGGGACACCCTCGACCGCCGAACCTCCCACGGTATAGGCCGCCAGATCGGTACGGACTAAACCGGCTGGGTTTCCGCTGCCGTCCTGAACCGCCGCGAGGCTATCCCGAACCGTAGCAAGCAACTCTTCCATGGCCCGCAGATCAGCAAACCTATCCCGCTCACTCCACACTCTCAAGGATAACTGGATCTGCTCCTGGCACCACAGCAATACCTCAACGCGCCCAGCAAGCCGGCCGGCAGTCACAGACGCCTCATCCAGCCCACCCAATACATCCCCAACATTACCCGCCACTCGGGCGGCGACAAGCGAGGCATCAGCCCCATCCGCGCCAGCGGCCGAGACGGACAATTCACCGTCAGCATTCAAGTCCGTCATAACGTCACCA